GGGGGGTACTTTCGTACTTCCTACCTTTGAGGGTCTTAACATTGCCGTGTTAAGGCTCTCTTTTTTATTCCAACACTTAATAACACGCCTGTAAGAACAAGAACCTTATATCTATCTCTTTCTTACATTACAAAGATACGAATTATTTAGTAAACAGCAAAGAATATTGCAAAATATTTTCATAAAATAATCATATTATAAAACATACAACAGATACGACATAATACACTATATATCAAACACTTACAACATAAAATACAGCCATAAGAATATGTAAATATATAATACCATAGCAAGCATAACAAACACTTTAAACATAATAGAAACAATCTATATTAACAATAAAACACATAGATAATATAAATATATGCAGGTTCTTGACGGAGTGTCTGACGTAATAGATTTAATCTATATTACAAGATGTATATATAGACAACGTGAATAAGCATAGGACGCTAACGAAGTACAATGATCAATAGATATTATCTATAACATACACATGTGATATTGATTTTATTTATTTACTGGATTGGGTGTCTTCGGCTACGCTGTGATAGCCTTTACTTTATTCCCAAGACTTTAGAGTAATAACAATGTAAATAAACACAAACTTTATATTATATGTATAATGTAAACCGCAAAACCGCTATTATACAACAAAATACATTGCAAACACCCTGCAAAGAGCCACCCCCACCCCTTTATTTTTGTAAGGAAATCGGCGTAGTCACCTCGCCTAAAAATTTTTTATTTTCTCCATTTTCTACCAATTTGTAATGATATTTTACAACAAGTCAACCATTGTATTTTTACATTTTTGCACTATATGGATGATTATTGGGTAATTTTCTATGTTTTAACGCATATTAATTAGAAAATTTACTTGTTTTATAATCAGATAGTTGTATATTTGCATAATGAAGATAAAGAACATAGATATATGTATTTAGCCTTTACAGATAAAAGAAAAAAGGTTATTTTCATAAAATGCGCCTATAGGAGCATGCGTTATGTTCTTTTAAACACAAAATGAGCGACTTACAATGAATAGAAGGGAATTAAAGGATTATGTGCTCGGTCTGCTGTCGCAACATTGCGACGAATATGCCTCTACATTCAGGGATATATCTTTGGTTACAAGCAATCCGGAACGTACAGACAGATACGGCAGGCGTCTTGAAGGATTGTTCCGGGAGGGGTATGGTGTTGTAACGAAAGACATTGCCGATTACCGTGTTCCGTTGTATGTTTTTACGGGAAAGATATACGAGTACATGGACTACAATGTGCTCTATGATGCCGTAGACAGGTGGCTTGAGAAAATGGGTGTTGCCGCCCGTGACCGAACTAATAAGATTATGTATTCTTACATGAACCGGATAATCAATGTCATTAGAGATCATGAGCTGCAACCCGACCTTAGCATTATGTGCTTTACTAATTGCGTGGTTGACATGAATACTTTAAAGACTTACCCACACTCTCCGAAGTTTGACTGCGTAAAGATGTATCCGTTTAAGTATGACCGCAAGGAGATTTTTAATTGTCCTACCTGGAGAAGCTTTCTTGGAGAAAGCTGGATACCTACGGAAGAGCTGGATGGCGTATTGCCGGAAAAGCACAAGCGCAGGATATTGCAGATGTTCCTCGGTGCTTGCCTTGTCAATAGGAAAAATATAAGCTTTGAATATTTCCTTATATTGCAAGGTACTGGTGCGAACGGTAAAAGTGTTATTTACCGGGTTCTAAAGGATATGTTTGGAGAGGATGAAATACTAAACATAAAGATGAGCCAGTTTGCAAGAGGTGGGGATGAGCAGCTGCGTGCCGCCTACTCGATGTCAAGGAAAAGGCTTATGTACTGCACGGAAAGCAACCGGGGTGATTTCAAGGACATGAGCATCATCAAGGCAATATCCAGTGGAGAGCCGATTGCCTGTCGGGGAATAGGTGGGAATATCACAATGATGCAGAGACCTCCTATTATGCTGTGCAACTCCAATTACCGTTGGCAGCCGAAAGATTTTCTGAACCGTGACGACCCTGACGACGAGAGTATGCAGCGCCGCGCCCTGGTGCTGAACTTTGACAAGACAATACCGGTGGAAAAGAGAGACACCATGCTCGCAGAAAGAATGAAAGCGGAACATGCCGGTATAATGGCTTGGATTGTGAAAGGGCTGTGCGAACTTAAAAAGAACAATTGGCGGATGCCTGAGAACTTGGGCGGGAAGATTGATTTGAAACTGGAACGGATACGGTCGAGCGCTACAGGAAAGGATGGGAAACTCGTGGACGGGAGTATTTCGGAATATTTCAAATACAAAGAGTGCCAACCGGAAGAATTTGAAGGGAGCGGTTCCATAGAGCTGACATCCTCGGATATATACAAGAACTATGAACGGTTTTGTAAAAAGAACGGGGTCATCCCGGTGTCTCAAAGGAAGTTGGGGATTGACATGCTTTCGCTCGGATACGTACGGGAAAAACGTGCAGATAAGGGATACAGCAATGTCTATACGCTGTGGTGTGGCAACGAGGATATTGTGAATAACTTTATGAGACACGTGCCCAATATTGCGGAAGAGGCGAAGACCAATCTGTTTGAAGGTTGGGAATATTCGGACGAAGATTTCCTGAATGAGGATTAAATATGAAGAATGATACGATACTACATATCACAAAAAAAGAGATTGAAAGAGGTTGTATTCCGCCTGACTGCGATTTTGCAAAGGAAATAGGTTTTACTTCGGACAAGTTTTCAGGCTATTTATGGAAACGTGGCAATGCCATATTAGTTTCTTTAATAATAAGCCGGGAAGAAAGAAGAGGCAACTTTTTACATCTGCTCAATGCCTTAAAGGAAAAGGGATGTGACATTGTCGTCCCCAATCCGAGCAGCCGTATGGCGTTGATATGTGACAGGTTCGGCATGGAACTCATACAACACAAAGGGGAAGAATATATGTTTTACAACAACAAAATAAAAAAATAAGGATTATGGATTTCGGAAAGACACAAATCGGGAACATGACTTTTGTCAAGTACAAGAAAGGCGGTTTGCCTTTTATTAAGGTATCAACCGTAAGCGGGGACTTCTCTGTTGAATATGGGGCAGGAAGTGTGATGTTTATGATGCTGAATAATACTCCATTGGAAGACAAGGTAGATAACCTGCCAATGCTTATAGTGCGTAATGCCCAATATGTTGCCAATTGCATTGATGTGGAGTTACAGGTGGATGTATTAAAGGCAATAGGGAGTGCCCTTGACCGTGCGGATGCTAAACCTATATCTGACGAAGAAGACGCTAAGATTATTGAGGAGGAAAGGCAGATGTATGAGATGAAAAAGGAAATGGAGGATAATCATGAATGAGCCAATACTAATAACTCTTAAAAATGGGGGAAAATTGAAAGCGATAGAGGATGCGTTATGTGACAAGAACGGATACAATGTTAGATATTTAGGAGAAAACGGAAAATATTACTATCCCTCCGATATAGCTTCAGTACTACCGTTAGATAAAGGTAAGCAGATAAATGAAAGAGACTTTTGCTATCAGATAAGAAAAGACAAAGAGGAGCTGGAAAGGAAAATAGAATCAATGCTTTTGTCCTTCTCATATCAGTATGGCGGAATTCATATAGATTCTTCCATCAAGGAGTATGAAACAGTCGATGCGGAGACAGGTAAAAAATCCCCGATGTTTGCAGTTTCTTTGGGAATAAGAATTTAGCTATGGGAAATGAGTTCGGGAAGAACATATTTTATCGCAAAATGCGGCAGTAAATACTTACACGAATTGGTCTAACAGAAATACACTTCTTAAGCCGGGTATCACTTCCCGGCTTTCTTTTTAGCGGCAAGATACAAGGAGCAATTATTGCATGAAAGTGGCAGATAGAAATGCACTGTGGTGTCCTCTTCCTTTATTTCGTCCTTTTTGATTTGCGTAATGTCTGCTATCATTTTGGTGAGGTCTATCCATTCCTTGCATCCCTCTTTCCCGTCATATTTCTTGCGGGCAGCGATAAGTTTACGAAGCTGGTTTTCTTTTGATAGCTCGGAAGCAATATCTTCCTCACTAATACCATCTACCAATATATCATCCTCTTTCTCGCTCTCTTTTTGCCTGCGTTTAATCTTTCTGCTTGCAGAGGTCAAATAGTCCATGAAGTCTTTATCGTCGGACAAAAGGATATTCATGTTCTTCTTGTTTATCTCCAGGTTATATACCGGATTGTAAAGACCGGAAATAAGATAGGCGTCCTTGTCTTTCCATCCTAACGCTAAAAGGTCGGCAAAAGCCTTCTCTTTTATACTGATTCCCGCTTTTCTGCATTCAGAACCCAATCCTTTACTGAATGTTATTTTTTCTTCCTTCCCTCTCAACATATTATATGATTTTTAATTATACAAACACAAAATAGCAGCAGCATCTTATATGCCACTGATTCTGATAGTCGGATATGGGATGATAGCCAACCATGCTGTCGCAATAAGAGCATGGGTAACTGCTCCCACGGTACGAATAAAAGCCCGTATATCCTTTATCCTTATGTTCAAGCCCCCAAAACAACATCCATGCAGAACCTACGGCGAAGCGGGTAAGGGTATTTAACGAGTTGTAAGCGGAATTAGACTTCCCTACCCCATAACTCACACCATCTGTTTTAATACGTGTGGCAGCAGCCCCGCCATTATAAACCGCCCGCTTAAAATAAGGATTGGTATAAGGTGAATTAAGATAAGATTTTACACTACCCTTTATTTTATCTTTCCCGATTCCGGCTATCAGACCGGCTGCAATGGCAGCTTCCACTTCATACAGAAATCGGTTGCAATAAATGCTGATACGCTCTGATAATGTCTTCCCGTGGTCTTCCCTGTTTATAAAATCTACAATTGCATCTCTTTCCTCCTTTCTGTCATATACAGAAAGAGTTTCCGTGTAATCGTAAATTAACTCACGCAACTTACGGAGTACTTCGCTTACGTCCCGCTTTAAGTTCTCATTTGCAGAGAACCGGAACATTGCAGGCTGAATATCATACTTGAATGATATATCTATAATCTCTTTTGCCGCTTGTACAAGAAGCTCCTCCAAATGACTTTGCATAGATATTTCAGCCTGCAAACGTAATTTTATGAAATCCTTGGCATCCTGTATCTGTTTTTTTGTAGGTTGCTTCATAGCTTGTCGTCTCCTGCCGGATTATGTTCAACTTCATTATCTGTGGCGGATACCTGCTGGGATTTCAATTTATAAAGAATATCAGCCTGCTGTTCTTCTTTCTTTTCTTTCATAATCCTATCCCAGTCACGAGGATTGCTATACATCTGAATTTGCTCATTTGCAGTCTGTCGGGACAAGAACCCGTTTTGAACAGCAACTGCAAGATTTTGTAGAAGTTCAGATTCATTCAGATGTATATACGGCTTTATCCAAGCATATACATTCAAATTTTGCAAGTCGATAAGATTTTCGGTTTCCACCCCATAGCCATAAGTGAATATCTTTACCATATCGTCAATGAGATGGTTATATTCTTGGGCATCCTTCATGGCATTTTCAAAAGCAGGAGAATAAAGCAGCTTTATGGCTACACCTGGAAGGTCTCCGCTTCTTACTTCCGGTGGAATTACCGCAAAAGACTGCTCATAGATTAACTTGTATAAAGTATCAAGCTGCTTGGTAAAGGCAGTGGAAACATCTTGCTTGTTAAGATAACCGGCTTCATCATCCGGTCCCATTGATATACACTTTATAGTGCCATCAATCCCTCCCTCTATATTAATACTATCTCCCTCTCCTTTGAAATACATAATCGGGAAGGCGTAAGCTGTATTGTTTTGTGACAATTGCGAAAAAGCAAGTTCATATTGCTCTATGCTGTCTTGTGAAGGAGACCAACAAGCGCCGGCTTCATTTCTGTGATAAGCCACAGGGATAAATGTAAAGCCATGTTCCTGAGAAGATATGAGTTCGTATCCGCTTAATCCAAACAAGTTCTTTATCACTTGCTTTATTTTGTTGTACGCCCCTTTCCCTTTTCTAAAGCGACGGAGATATTTCTCATCCCAAACTTCAAGCCAGTCTGTAACTGTATTTCCATTATTGTCAAAATCGGAATAGGAACGGGCAAACAATGTAAGCTCCCCTGTAACATTATCGAAATGGGGATATAACGTATCTCCTTTCTCAAAAGAAAGGACTTTCCAATAGAAAATTCCTTTTCGGAGATAACCTACAAATGCTGTGTCCCCCGTTATCTTTACGGATTTTGCCGCTTCATACCATGCTATCTCCATGTCCTTTACAGCCCATCCGGTTCGAAACTTAAAAAATGTATCCTTTACTTTTTCATTTTCGGTATCCCCTTCCAACTCAAATTGAATGTCGTTTCCACAAAGATGAACCAGGTGTTTGATTGTTATAATCCTCTGAAACGCAAAAGCACATCTGATAACGGACTCTCTAAACCACTCTTTTGTTTCAGGGTCTTGTCTTAATCTGTCCGGATATACCAATGGGTCATTTATAGCATGTCCGGACGGCTCAAATTCCCTCAAAAAATCCATTTGAGTTATTATCTGATATGTTGGATTGTCTAAAGGCTCATTAACGGACAAGCTGCCAGATATAACCCCTACTGCTTGTTTGTATCCATTTGGCAATATTCTCCGAAACGGACGGCGTACCATAATCTGTCGTGTACTTATATTCTCCATAATCCTTTTGGTTTAGTGTGTTGTTTTCTTATATCAAAAATCTGTCTGTAAATCATAGCCTCTATAAAGTCGGGAGAATGGCCGACGTACTTTTTCATCACTTCCTTTTTAATTAAAGAGAAGCCTTTATCTGTGTCTGCATCCCGGATGGCTTTGCGTTCTTTCATCAGGATATTATAAAGTGTCATATCTGAATATCCGTTTCCTGAAAACTTACGCGACAACAAATCGGGGTTAATCGAAATTTCATCATTCTTAATCTTCTTAACGAGAATATCAGCGCATTGTGATTTCAGGGAAGAATAGATATATTTTATAGATTGTTCGTCAGCTTTTGTCGTTGGGATAGGAGCTGCCATATTGTTGAACTTGACAGCATCTGGGAATTTGCCCTTAAAATCCTGTCCAGGCCCATTCAAGTCAAAAACAAAGTCCTTCTCCAGGACTCCCCATTCACGCAACTTATATGCAACGCACTCTTCCGTCCGCTTGGAATTATCCCGGCTTACATATACGTCCTCGATATGGTTCCCAATCCAAAACCATAGAACAAGATTGTCTCCGCCTTCATACGCAATATCACATGATACCCTTCGCTTACCGTCCCCATATTGAGAAGGATTTTTAAAGAAGCGTTCCATGTGCTCTATCTTAAGAATGTCGTCGCCGGAGGCTTTGAAGTTCCAGTTACCTTCGAGGTCGCGGGCACGCTGTTCTTCTCCCTGTTGGGCAAGGTTGGCGACATAATTAGGGTCGGACGTAATCAGAGCAACGTTTTCTTCCAGCTTCCCTTTGATGAACGTGGCGGATTTGACAAACATGGTCAGCTTGTTGAATCCGTATTTCTCATACTCATCTTTCCATAAAGAATCAATTAATGACTTGCATTGCCTGTAAACCTCCTCTGGCGTATCTCCCCAATATACATTGTTTATTTCATCCCCATCCATGAAGCAATAACGTATTATTCCATCCCTTTCCTCTATCGGGAGTCCATTTTCTCCAATCCACCAGTCTATGTACTTACGTACCCATGAATCTGGGTCGGGATTACATGTACCGTAAAAACGATTTCGTATTCCGTAAGCATTCCGATTATCAGTGATAAGGTATTTGAATTTTTCGTAGGATATGTGAGTTATCTCATCTATACCTATATAATTGTATTCCTTTCCCTGAAACCGGATTTGAAAATCTTTAAACGAATCGGCGAAATACGAGAACTTCAATTTTCCTCCACAATCAAAATTCCAGGTCATGTCATTTTGGGATTTGTTGTATTTCCCGAATTGGGAAAACAGCTTATATGATTTCTCAATTACGCCCGACAGGTCTTCTTTCTCATTTCGCAGAATAATGGAGTTGTTGTTCTTGTTCTGTATATCTTTCAGCACCTCCATAAGCAATGCCCACGATTTTCCTCCGCCACGGTTCCCGCCAAAAATGGTAATGTCCGCATTGGTTGCCAAGAACTTTTCCTGGCAACCCCTCTGCGCGATTATATTAAGTGAAGTTTCCTGTTCGCGCAATTTTTCCACTTGTGCGTAAGTAAGCACACTATTCCCACCCTTCGTATATACAATCTTGTCGTGTTCCATAAAAAAAATAAGCCGGCGTATGCAGTATAAATCCGCACACTCCGGCTTGAATCACAGCTCTATGAGTTATATATAATGCAAATATACGATTTATTATAAATTTTCTAATATTTCTCATATAAAAATACACATAAAGCATTGTATTTTAGAAAATATACTATATATTTGCAATACTAAATCATGTGATATGATAAAGATAGACGCTAAGCTGGATGAAAAACAGACCAGCGAAAAAGGAAATTTTGTAACATGTCCGGTGTGCGGGCAAAAGTTGACCGATGTGAAAATAATACACGGTAGCGTATTGTTTAGGACTGTATGCCGAAGATGTCGTAATTTTATCAGCGTCAGAATAGAAGAATAGCAATTTTACATATGCAAGCCTAAGAGCTTATTAGTGCACAAAGCACTGATAGGCTCTTTTTTTTTATAACACAAACTAAATAAACACGATGGAGAAAGAACAAATCTTATCCGAACTGACGACCAGATTAGGACAAACCAGTCTTTCGTCACAGACATTAATGAAGTACATAGAATTGAATCCGGTAGCAGAAGGGGTGGAGCCTGATGACGCTTATTATAGCAAGGCGACATCTTTTCTTCAAGGAATGCAAGGGCAGTACAACCATGATGTCGCAACCCAAGTTGAGAGTTTTAAGAAAAACTACAAACCTCAACAGAGTTCTCCTGACTCAAGAGAAGGAGCAGGAGATAACGTCCTTGCCGACAAGCTAAAGGAAATGGAAAATGAGATTTTGCTTTTGAAGGAAGAGAGAGAGGCGGAGAAAAACGCCGCGTCAATCCATGACTTAAAAATCCAGTCTATGGACTTGTTGAAATCTCAAATTGAAAACGGGGGCAAAAATATCTGTAACGATGAAATCCTGAATATCGCCATATCTGACGTGAAAATTACCAAAGATATGGAAGTGGAAGAAATTGTCAGTTGCGCCAAACGCAATTATGAAAAAAGATACAAGGCAATTTTCGGGAATGGCGCTTCCCCAAGTATCAACCAATATGCAGAAACCGGAGAAGAACAGGCAAAAAGCCGCCGTGAAGCATTCAAAGACCGGCTAAGAGCGCAAGGAAAACTTCCTCGAAAACAATAAACACATTAAAACAGACAAAGAATGAGACAATTAGGAACTTTCAACACTATCAGTCAATCCCAGTCGGGATTTGGCGGAAATTTTCCTGTTTGGTCAAGAGTAAGAGAATTATATCAGGGTGGTGGTATGATTGATGTCGCCGGAATGGGATTAAAGCCTGGTGATATTATACATGCCGGCACAATGGTAAAATTCAATGGAGCAGGCAAACAGGTAGAGGTAATTACAGCAGATGGAGTGACTGGTGTAAAGGCAGTAGTGACGCTTACTATCACTAAAAAGGCATCCGGAAACGGGGATTTGTCTATTGCGTTAGGCGGAAAAAGCTATTCGGTTGCCGTAACAAGCGCATCAGAAAGTACCCCAGAACTGGTAGCTACCAAAATCGAAGGAGCAAAATCTTCTTTTGCAGAATGGGATGTAAAACGTAGTGGGGCTACTGTGACTTTCACACAAAAAACCGCTGCGCAACTTTACGCATACATGTTTATTCCAGGAAATACCGGAGTAACGGGAGATATTGAGGAAACCGTCAAAGGAGCTCCCGCCGGCGGAAAGCTAACCGATGTCAACGGTCTTGTATTTGAAGACGTATGTATCCCCGAAGGCTGTATCCTTGCAACATGCGCTGTTGTGCGCGCAGGCAGAATTTACGCAGACAGGGTGTTCGGTGGCGGCATTCCCAAATCGGTAGAAGCACAGCTGCCTATGATTGAATTTGTGCGTGAATCTGACGAATAAAGAAAGGAGAATAATATGTACACAAGAAACAAAGAATTTTACGACATTGTAGGAAAAGGTCTTGCAGCATTGGGATATACAGGGAATAAACCGCTGGAAGCATGGATTAATGACATGTTTGCCGAAAAATACAATGCGGAACAAACGTTCTCCCAAATGGGGTTCCCGTTAAATCCTAATATTCCTCTGAATCCCACATATGAGCAGATAGAAGCAACAGTCCGTGCATACACGCTGGCTACCTATGTGGATATTGACAGTGATGGCGCAACCAAATCTACAGACGGAATGTCCCTGCAAATGGGTGGATTGCCAACCTTCAAGCATGAGATTGTACTGAGCCGCAAAATCCTAAGAGAAAAAATGATGCTGATGGATGCCATCGGCAGTACCACTCCGGAAATTGAGTCTACAATAATGGAGCTTCTGTTTAATGGAGTGGACAGCTTACTTGGTGGTAACTACAATACATTCCTATACCAACGAAATCAAGTTGTATCCAACAAAGGTAAGCTAATCATTGACGCAGCTAACAACCCGCTTGGCATTGCATTGACTATAGATTTCGGTGTGCCTAAAAAGAATATCAAGGATTCTATCTGGTATAAGAAGCCGGAAAGCGAAGCGGTGCAGGAAGGAGCTTTGGGTACTACAATAGACCCGATAAAAGTCATGAGGCAGGTAAGACGCGATTCCCAAGAAAAGGATTTTGCCCCTGCTGGTCACTGGGAATGCTCCAAGACGACCTTTGAGGATTTGATTAACCTTCCGTATTTCCGCCAAATGTACACAGTTGCGACACGCCCGGATATTTCCGATAAAGGCATGCAGTTGGCATTTGCTAATCTTGTCCCCGATGAAACAATCAAAACTTTCATTGAAACGCGTATCGGTGCTGAAATCAGAATTGTCGATTCAATATCCGTAGTGGAGAAATATGACAAATCTTCCAAAGCTATACAATACAAGAATTTGCAAAGCTTTGAAGAGGGAGTATTGGCATATGTTCCAAATGAAGACCTGGGTGATGTACAATGTGGACGTCCTATTTTCATGGAAACACCGGGTGCCCGTACGGCATTGTATGACGGCGGCCGCACTCTGATACGTCAGGTATTCAATGATGAAACCATGACGCAGGTAATCAAATCAGAAGTGACCGGATTGGTTGTTCCTAATAAGGTTCGCTGGTTCTACTACTTGAACATTAAAGGTAAATAACCATGAAGGATTCTCAAAATACAAATACTGGCACTACCATAGAGGAATATCTCCGTGGTTGTGTCGGTTTTGAAGTTACGGACAGTGCTATTTCCACCATACTGATTGACAGGGGAATTGCACCGGGGACGGATGTCAGCACGTTGGAAAAACGCCAGAAAGACTTGTGCCGGGCAGACCTTTATATGTGGTGCGCAAGTACACCGAGCGTAACTGGAAACGTAGAGGATGCCAATGGCGTATGGAAGCACAAGGAGGGTGGTACACAAAGCTCTGCCTATGACAAACGTAACCTTCGGCAAATGGCAAATGACATATACGCATTGTATGGAGAGAACGTCCGTAAATCATCTGTCAGAATTGTCAACTTGGGTATGAACATGAATAAAAGGTATCCGCTATGAAAGTAAATAATCCACGTTTTCCGCATACATGCAAAGTGTATCGTATTTCCGGAGAAACATCTTTTGACGAAGGGAACGAGACCGTATTGTATGTAGGGAAATGCAACAAGTACGGAAGCACAAGTCTTAGGACATTTACAAAAAGTAATGTCATAAAGAGTGATTATGCAATAGACATTCCTGGACTTGTGAAGGGTATCATTGCGGGAGACCTTGTGGATGTTACCGATTACGGAGGAAGTTTTGAATCATGCGTAGTAACGGATTGTTATCCTACGGAAATGGGAACAACGCTGTATTTCAATCTGGCTAAGAATTAGGGAAATGGGAGATAATGCTAAAGTCTTGGAAGAAGGCAAAAAAAAGATGAGAAATATCATTGATGAATATTTGCTGGATAGAATAACAGAAATCGGAATCAGACTTCTGCAAGACGGAGTAGTATCAGCCAAGTACCATAATGTAACCGGAAATACTCTAACTTCATTAGCTGTTGGAATTTATTATAGAGGTGGATTATCTCGTATAATTACCGCCGTCGTGACACAAGGATTAAAAAATCCCACCCGCCCCAAGCTTAGCAGAGGAGACGGCATTGGCGTGATAATGGTCCAAAGTTACGAAAGTGGTAAGTTTATTCCCATAAAAAAATACAACTTGGTTGACACTAACGGGGAGTACGGTTTAACCACTTCTGTAAATTTCCTCAAAGCATATAAAACTCCAAGTGACGGCATAGGATTAGTGATGTGTACAGGTACGGAATATTCTAACTACTTGGAGTCAAAGAAGGGGTTAAATGTATTGTCAGATACATTTGATTACGCGGAAAGCATTGCTAAAATGACCTTTAAACCAATGAAATGATATGGGGTACGAACAGGATTTTAAATACAAAGACGCGCTTAAATCATTGTTTGACGCAGCAAAGACGGTAAGTGAGAATGTGTTCACAAATGACCGTCCCGCTGCTGCGCCTAAGCAAATGGATAATTTCATTGTGGTGTCATTGCCCGGCTTGTTGTCCTCCATGACCTATGGCAGCGGATTTGGGAATATCCGTACCTATTGCACCATTGAAGTGTATGTCAGACAGAAGAAGGGAGGTGCGGAAGACTTGGAACAAATGGACACTATTGTAGGAGATGTTCTTTCCCTATTCCCCATCAGCGACAATTTCATAAGTGCCTCAAACCCCAAATTGACCTTGAAAGGAAATGACGGATTAGGGTTCAGCGCAACATTGATAAGGGCTGACCTTGTGATAAAATAAACATAAAATAAAACGATTAAAACTATTTATTATGGCAATGAAAACAAAGCAGGAATTGAAAGATGTATTTAGCGGTCTTTCATCCATTATGTTAGTAAAGGGTGGCATTGCAAATTTCGCTACGGTAACTCCGGATTTTGATTTGCCCGTTACTGTAGATACCCTTTCCTTGTCCCAAGCAGAACCGACATTAAACCGTACAAAGGTACACGGTCTGCAAGCGGATTGGGCTGTTACCAGTACAGCAGGAGATATTACTTTCGCTGCTACCGTTCCAAGTGTAAGCAAGGAATTGGTAGAATATTTTCTTGGGAAAACCACTGAAATAGCGCAAGCGACTATCAACAACCAGCAATTCAAGGGATTCTCTACTGTGCTAAACAGCAAGAAGCTGAACGTAGGATTTGCGCTTATAAGTGACGACGGAGAAAAATGTCTGCTTGTAAAAAGAATGGCCGTATACGCACGCCCCTTGTTTGAGAATGCGTCCACTACCCCATTCGCTTTTGCGCTCAGCGGAACTATTGAACTTGAAGATGGCGCTTCGTCCGACTCCTCTTCCGAAGATAATATCGCTTTCTTGACAAAAAAAGCCGACTGACCGTAGCTCCAGCTTCCCTGTCTTTTACCAGCGCGGCAGATAATACAGGGAAAACCATTACCGCAACAACCAAGGAAAGCTCTGTCTCTGCTTCATCAACGGAAACATGGTGCAAAACCTCGGTTAGCGGGAAAGTGGTGACGGTCAAAGTCTACGAGAATAACGGAGCAAAAAGAACTGCTACAGTCAGCGTATTCACCGCCAATGAGTTCAGTGCGGTGGAAGTTACCCAGGACGGTTCTTTGATTTAAAAATATGGCGGTGTGTGTTATTGCCGCCGCCTTCTCCTTTTTCACACATCACAATAACACAGCATGAACGATAAAACAATAAACCAACCTACCACAGCAGAGCAGAAAACGCTTGACGATGTACTGGAGAACAGCATAGATTATATTACGATAAGAGGAAAAAAGTTCGGTATAAAATGGCTGCACCGTGGAACAATACGAAAATTAACCCATGTCTTACATTCCTGCAAAAGTGAGGATGAAGTTACTGCCAAGTGTGCCTCTCTCATTATTCTGAATAATTGGTGGAAGATAAGACTTTTCCATTGGATATACTGGCGTATGCTATGGAAAAAATACACAGACACAGAGTTAACCGATATTGTTGTTATCGGTAAAAAAAAAGTGGAATTGCAGAAACTGGAATACTTGAATGCTACCATGTTCTTGACCGGAATGAGAGACACGATAATGACGATGACGAGAAAGGAAGCAGAACGTATCCTTCAAGAACTTCGGCAGGAGCAGCATTTGCAAACGGAGAAAAACACCCAGAGCTGACACGACCGTTAATTCTTCTTTGGGGAATGATTAATATCCCTAATTGGTATATGGACTGGGTATTGACCTGTGCTCAATACGAACTTCTGATGTGCGATGCTCCGATTGTAGTGTATGACAAAGCAGACACAGAACAAAAAACGCACACAGCGAAAGAAATGGAAGATTTAAAAAGGAAGTGGGAAGAAAAGAGAAAAGAGCGGGAAATGAAAGGGCAAAGACTTTCCCTCAATGATTTTATAGTAAACGGTATTAACGCTATCCCCCAAGATACAAAACAAGAATAAATATGGCAGACCTCGGAAATTTGAATTTTGGCGTTCACTTGAAAGATTATACAGAACAAGAGTACGAAGCTATCAAGAAAAAACTTGTGAATATGCACGTCACGACCAGTGCAAAGGTTGGATTAAAAGTAGATATAAAGGAGATTGAAGACAAGGTAGAAGCCTTGCTGAAAAACAAGACCTACAAGGTAAAGCTGGATGTAGATAGCGAAAGTATTAAAAAACTCAAGGAAGCTTTTAAAGGACATGGCGTTGATGCAAGCGAACTAAGAGCCATGAGGGGAGTTTCGCAGATAATCCGTGCAGATGCTTACGTTAACTCACAAAAAGCCCTTGAACAGCTTAGGATTGCCCGAATGCAGGCTGCAAAGGCTTCCGATACGCACAATGCGGCAATGAAGAGGACAAACACTACAATGTCTTCTCAATCACGGATAGCCGGAGAACTGAAAAATCAAATCGCCAATGTGTATTCCATATACACTTTAGAGCGTTTTGTAAGGGGATTATATACCATTGGCGGAGAGTTTCAGAAACAACGCATTGCCCTTACCTCCATTCTTGGAGACAGTATGAAGGCGGAAACCATATTCAATCGCATTAAGGATTTGGCGGTTGTCTCTCCGTTTCAGTTCAAAGAACTGGCTTCATACACCAAACAATTGTCCGCATACAGCATTCCGTATGAAGAGCTTTACGATACGACCAAACGACTTGCCGACATTTCCGCAGGTGTGGGTGTCGATATGGGACGTATCATATTGGCGTACGGGCAGGTGCGCAGTGCAGCTTTTCTCCGTGGGCAGGAATTGAGGCAGTTTACCGAGGCTGGTATTCCGTTGGTGGACGAGTTGGCGAAACGGTTTACTAAGCTTACGGGAGTGGTAACTTCCGCCGGAGACGTATTCGATAAAATCAGCCGGAAAGAGGTCAGCTTCGGCATGGTGAAGGATGTCCTTTGGGAGCTGACCGATGAAGGCGGCAAATTCTACAACATGCAGGAAGCCCTTGCGGAAAGCCTTGCTGGCAAATGGAGCAACTTGCAGGACGCTTGGGATGTTATGATGGCTGACATTGCGGAAGGCAATAGCGGTGTACTTTCAGATAGCTTAGAGCTGCTCACTGATTTAATGAAACATTGGAAAGATTTTGCTAAAGTAATCATTCCAATAATAGCCTCATTTGGTACTTATAAAACAATGGCTCTATTAGCATCTTCAGTAAACCTCAAACTAATAAAAACTTTCATATCATTAACTGCAAGTGTTAGAAGTCTAAAAGACGCTATCGCGCTACTTGGATTAGTGACAAAGGCTAACCCATTAGGTTTATTATTAGGGGCTTTATCTGGAATTGTAGCACTGTTTTATGCGTTCAGAGAAGAAGCAAAAACAACAACAGAGGTTATTACAGACTTAAATAAGACGATTGCCGATACGAACGATAAGATGCAAGGGAATAAAGCCGTCGACAGCCTTATTGACCGATACGAGACCCTTAGCAAAAAAGCCAATAAAAGTACAGAAGAAAGTCGAGAATTAGGGCGAATTACAAAAAATCTCGCCAATACATTCAAAGATGCAGTTACTCAAACGGATAAATACGGAGTAGCAATATCTCTTTCTGTTGATAAGATGCGAAAATTATCACAAGAACAGAAAGATTTATACAAGAAACAGTTTATCGGAACAATGGCAAACGCTCAAATACAAAAGCAAAGCATTGATTCCGAAAGGGAAAAACTTGCCAGTATTATCAGGGAAGGGGGATATAGAAGATTTGATGAGAACGGAAAAGAGTTGTCTTTCGCAAAATACAAGCCGGAAGACATCACTAAAGCAAGAAACAGACTATTGGAATTGGAGAAGCAAAGCTTGGACTTAGCCAACATTATAGACACAGCCAGACAATCTTATCATTCCATGAGCCAAATTAATATAAGTAAGCCTTTGGCTGATTGGGAAAAAGAAGCAAACAGACTTGCTGGCGACATGGATGCCTTAAAGCCCAAAGCAGGAGATTCTTACGAAAAATACATGGAGATGCTTTCCGGTAATATCAGTGATTTGGAGAAAAAAACAAAGGCGTTTGCATCTGGAAATAAATATTCAGAAAAACAACTGGCATCCTACAATAAGGAACTTGAAGTTACCAGGACAATATATAAGGCTTTAGGGGGATTAGAAAAATCTTCTGGAAACACAAAAGACCCTATCGCCGAGCAATGGAAAGAGCGTACCGACCTCATAGACAAAGCCATTTCCAGCTATGATAAATGGAGAAAGATAGAAGGGGACGAGGCGGCATCCCAAAGGGTGAAAAGTATGCCCGAGTTTTCATTCGCCTTTGACGGGAAAGGTGTTAATTTGGACTTGAACGACCCAAGCAAGGCTTACAAATACATTCAAGGGCAGTTAGACCGAAGCAAAGAGAAGCAAGAAGATTTATACATTTCTCTTGGTATCAAGATTGACAAGGCGGGAATTGACAGTGCGAAGAAAGAAGTTGATGATGCCTTAAAGGAGATAGAAAAGTACGTTTCCCAAACCGGAGAAAAGTGGGATTTATATAAGAAGCTATTCAATGCTTCCGGCAACAAATCTCTTTCCATGAACATCGCTTTCGGCGGAGAGGTCTCATTCAAAAGTGTAGTAGATGATTTGCGCAACCAACTTTCCAAAGCGCTTGAAAATACGGGAAGTAAATTCTCCGTTACAGATGTCCTTGCCATGAAAGAGGATGATGTAAAGAAGCAGTTTGGGGAAGGAGTAATTCTGAAACTATACCAATCAATCAACGAGGAAAGTAAGAAAATGCGTTCAGAAAGTCTTGAAAACCTTTTAGGCATGATTGAGGATTATAAAGATTATGCCCAAAAGATAAAGGATATTGAGCGTAATCTTCAAAAGGACTTGGCAGATATTGAAAGCCAAAGAGGTCAATTAGGCGAAGAAGCGACCGACAGGCTTATAGCACAAAGGAAAAAGAAAGCGAGCGAAGATGCTGCATCAACCAAATTTGAACAATTCAAGAGTTCGGAAGACTGGGCTAAGACCTTTGACGACCTTGACAGACTTTCTTCTGCAACTCTTAGCAGGCTAATCAAGAACCTGGAAGAGTTTAAAAATACGACCGGGCAAAGTCTAAAAGTCAACGAGTTTAAAGAGCTTGTCAATGTATTAAAAAAGCTACGTGACGAAAGTGAAAGCAGAAACCCTTTCAAGACATTATCAGACGGAATAAAAGAGTATGCGGAAGCCACTGAAAAACTGAAAAAGGCTCAAAAAGAACTTGGGTTTATCCAGGATGGCGGTGAAGTTACTACTGGTGTTTCTGAAACGAGCCATACGGGAACCAAGAAAACGGATGGCGGCTTATCTTATCAGGCTAAAGTCGTCGATAAATTAACTCCAAAATTAAAAACGTTGGCAGATGCGGAAAAAGAAGTAACTGATGCGCAGGATGAACAAAATGAGGCTTCCGATAAAGTTCAAGTAGGCTTTGGAGATATTGTCGACATGGCTAATCTTCTTATCGGCACTTTGGGAGGTTTAGGGTCAGCATTTGATGCCTTAGGGAATGACAGTATGGGAGACACTCTAAGCACTGTACAAGAAGTTGCGGGTGGATTATTGAATACAGCTCAAAGCGGAGCTACCCTTTTCGCTGGTATATCTTCCGGCAATCCGATGGCTATCATGCAAGGGGCTACGGGTGTAGTCAGCGGTATTACCGGAATAATAGGAAGCATAGCCAAAGCCCATGATAAGAAGCTGGATAAAGCAATCCAACGTTCGCAACTGGAAGTGAAAAAGCTTTCCAATGACTATAAGAATCTTCAATCTGTCATAGAACGGCAATTGGGTGCTGTTACCCAAAGTCAATCCAAAGAGATGATTGCAAATCTTCAAAAGCAACAAGAAGAGGTGCAAAAGCAAATGAAGGCGGAACAAGACAAGAAAGATTCGGATGCTTCTAAAATAGAGGACTACAAGCAGCAGTATATCGAGTTAGGCGAGCAAATCAAGTATTTCTATGAAGATTTGGCAAGCGAACAATTCGGTATAGACTTAAAGGGATGGTCAGACCAAATATCAGAAGCGTTAGTCAATGCGTTCGCCAACGGAGAAGATGCAGCAAAGGCTTTTGATGATACGGTGGCTGATATAATGCGCAATGTCATAAAGGAGATGATTTCTCTGAATGTCATAAAACCTGCCATGAATAAGCTAAGAGATTATCTGTTTGGAGATAAAGGTATATTTACAGACAGTTCCGCTGGGGGTACAAATCTGACGGAACAAGAGGCTACCGGACTAATGCAGCAACTTGGAAACCTTCGAGGGACAATATCAGACTCAAAGAAAATATGGGATTATCTAAATGCTGCTGCAAAAAAAATGGGAATAAGCCTTGAAGAGACAAGCGCTTCAAACACTCTTTCCAAAGGGATACAAGAAAACATTACAGAAGAAACCGCCAATATTTTAGCTTCTTACATAAACGGTATTCGTGCAGATGTAAGTGTAAAACGCGCTTTGCTTGAAAAGTGGGGAAACGAGATTCTTCCGAAATATAATGTTATAGCCGAACAACAACTTACTCAATTGAGGGCGATAGCCAATAATACGTTAAGAAGTGCCCAAAATACCGAAGCAAACGTTGCTTTAGTACAAGAAGTTAGAGATATGCTAAGTATAGTAATAGACAGAAGTGGTAGAAAAATCAAAATATAATATGTTATGAACGAAAAGGATTTAAGCAAAACATTACTGAACCAAGCTATTACGTTTGGTTTATGCCAACCGTGGCAACACGCATGGGGGAATCCTACCCAACAAGGATTAATTGACAAGTATCTGCATGGGATTGATTTTGCCATTAAGCACAATTACCCTACCAACACTTTCATAAAAGAACACTTCGACAAAGACCTTCTCCACAAGAATAATATTTTTGTGGATGAAGATGTGCAGAAACGCAACATGTCACAAATTTCTGTTTTGAACGGAAATTGTAAAGGTACTCTCCTATTTGATGGCTTTTCCGTATGTGATATTTACGTGCGCCATGACAGCGAAGTAACCATTGACTGTTCACAGTATTGCAAGGTATTCATTAACGTGTACGACCGGGCAAAAGTAAATGTTATCCAAAAGGATATAGCATCGGTATATGTTTACATTCATGGAGAAGATTGTATTGTGGAAACCGATGGGGATGTCATGCAAAGAAAAAGCCAGGCTTAATGTCTGGCTTTATTGTTTTACCTAAATAATAGTCAATTTATAAGCTTGCAAGCCACTTCTTGCCTTTTCGAGTATTCAGCCAAAGAGCAAATAAAAGGGCTAAAGCCCCAGAACCTCCTAAAACGATTAATAGACCTTCCATAATTACCTCCTTATCACTTTATAACCAATATAAGCAAATACTATTGTTGAAAAAGCTCCAATCAAAAGCAAAAGCCAATATAACTCATTGTTTGAACTTGTGAAAAATGACACAGCCCCACCTGCTACCATTGCAGCAAATGATGTTTTTGCCAAATCATAAAAGAACTTTCCAAGCGTCTCTCGGCTTATTTTCTCTTTTTCCTTGCCCTCTTTCTTAACTTCTTGCCTTTCACTCCAATTACCCATTTGTATTATATTAATGCACAAATATAGAAAGAACGAACGAAAGAACAAACAAATAAACAAATAAATATCCGATAAATCAGCTTTTTAACAAATCCGATTAATTATAATTCATATGCCACAAAACAAGAAAAGCGGAGAAACTCCGCTTGACTTGATGGTATAGTAATCGACTTATCACAAAAGACTATCTCCCATTTTTTCTAAATATATATCAAATGGGCGATTTAAAGATTTGAACATATCACCGGAAAAATAATGCTTTAATATAACATGTAAAACATTGTTTTTTGATAGTTCTATGATTTTCCATGATGAAAGTAGTTTCCCATCTTCTCCATAAAAACAGATATGGTTCCCTTCTACAATAAAGGGATAACTCTTTTTCTTTGTTGTTATAGAGTCTGAATAGGTCATATTAGAATTTATAATAACAGTTCGAATAGGTTTTACATCTTTATATTTCCATGTTCCACAAATTTCATCCATTGATAAAGGCAGGTTATCCCACTCCTCTAAATCTATATTGTCCGTACTTGAAGTCAAATTATTACAATACTTGTATTTTGGTTCATACTTTTCTTCCGAATAAACACTTTCTTGTATTTCTCCTTCATTTTCTGTTTGTGGGACTTCTTTAATTTCTTCAATTTCCTCATATAATCTTTTATCATATTTTTCCTCGCTTTTGTATTTCGGGAATGAACCTGCTTGTGGCTGGAAATAGTCATCATCTTCTTTTGAGTTTTTTTTATCTTCATCAATATCGCTTCCTTTTATTTTCACAATTGCAGCAACTATGCCACCTAAAACGGATACAACAACCAATCCCGGACTAATATTCCACAAGATAATCAGACCTACAATTACCCAAAGCAAACAACCTAAATTCATAATATTAATTATTTTTATCTAATGACATAATCTTCAAGGTTTCCCTATATTGCTCCGCATTGGGAATTGAAATAAATTCAACAGCTCTTTCAAAGTTATCTTTTACTACTTTTTCTATTTCTTCTAAAGTGACTTTAAAGAATTCCTTTCTATTATTCACCATGTTTACTTTTTTAGAGTCGAAAGCACGATGAAGTGCAGCCTCTAATTTAGGAGCATCTTCTGAAAATATCATAGCATGCACGTCAAATTTAAAAGGCACAGATGCGCTACCAAGTTCATCAACTCTATCCATAGGCTCAAGTCTTCGAGTCATACCTATCTTATATACATCCTCCCCAAATGAACCAATATTAGAAATTACATACACATATCCAGCCCTTTTATTTGCTTCTCTGTAATCCATCTCTTTTATTTCTCGGTCTAATTCATTCAATCTATCTGTAATAAACGATTTCCTTTCTATTAAATGTTGCTTATCTTCTTCTGGAGCCTTTAACAATAACTCTTCTACTTGTATAGCCTGCCTATTATAATGGGACAATTCTTTAGCCACTTCCTTCCTACGCATTTCTATTTCTTCCATGAGCTTGGCTTCTTCCCTCATTTGTTCTCTAATAGAACGTTGTTCTTCCTTCTCCGCTTGTCGCTTCAAAGCATATTCATAAGCAAGCCTCAATTCTTTTATTTTTAAATTTAAATATGATTGCGTTATATGTACGCACATTGGTTCATGCAACTTATTTAAATCGTCGTAGGATTTTATAATTTTGTGAATGTATGCTTCCGCATTATTAAACTTGACTTTACTAATAAGCACATCACATTCATTGTTGAAACTTCTAACAATTTGTTTAATACTTTTTTTAATGAACACATCTCCTTTGGAATAGCTTCCATTGATTGCCCATTCCTTGCTACATAATGCAGCACTTTCATTCCAAATACACTCTTTTTGTTTCTCCCTAACAAGTTTAAGTCTTTCCTTATATTCATCTGATGTTGCAAAATCGTATATGGGTTCATATAGCCCAAATTCTTGCAAAAGTATTACATCATTCAACTGTAATATTTCTGACTTTTTTGAGGATATTTCGTTTGATAACAAGTCACTTTCCTCTTTAAGTTTTTCTATTTCACCTTCTAAATTTAATTTATGTGAATAGAAGATTTCTTTATTCCTTTGTATATCAGATAAAATTTTATTTTTCTCTTTTTCTATATCAGCTAAATTTTCATAATTAGAAAATAAAGCTTTTTTTTCATTTAACAAAAGATTTTCTTCCCGAAGCTGTTCACAATCATTCTCTTTCAATTGTAGCTTTTCTTGAAGTCTATCATAATCCCACTCTTTAGTCATCAATTGCCCCCGAAGCTCTTGATTAAGAGTTTCTAACTTCTGAATTTTTTCTAATTCTTTCTTCTTCAAAAAATCGAAAACACCCATACTTTAATCTTTGGATGGCAAAGATACGCCTTTATTAACATCCATTGTCGTTATATATAGCATGTTATATAACATGTTTATTGTTTTTATAATGTACTAAATTAGACAAATCGGTCAATTTTCTATATATTTGCACGAAAACATAGAAAATACATGAAAGAAAATGATTTTCTAATAAGAAGTTTGCGCTTTCAAAGATTATATCTATCTTTGTTGCGCTAACAGATGACGATTGCATTCGTTACGCAGAGCAAGCGGTTAAGTTGCTCATTTCATACATGGGCTTTTTTATGCCCTTATTGGATATTGGCGGTTGCCTTTACGTAAGATTATAGTATTTGCTCTCATAGCGAATGCGCCATCTGTTAGCAGCGTAAAGTGCAGCCGCTTTCTTTTTGATAAAGTTGCCACATATAATTTCTTATAATCTTAAAATGCTAACAGATTATGGCAGAATTAGTATTTCAAAACAGCAACGGCAACGATGTTACCACTTCTTTAATCGTTGCACAGGTATTCGGAAAGGAACACAAGAATGTATTGAGAGATATTGAAAGCCTCTCATGTTCAGAAGATTTTAATCGGCTCAATTTTGAGCGCATCACTTACAAGGATGCAAGAAATCGGGAACAAACCGCTTATGAAATGACTAAAGACGGTTTCAGTTTCCTTGTCATGGGCTACACAGGTGCAAAAGCTGGCGAGTTCAAAGAAAGGTTCATCAATGAGTTCAATAAACGGGAAGCATTGCTCAAAAATGACGATTACATCCTTATGCGCTCCCAGCAAATTTTGCAGAAAAGGGTTGAGAACCTACAAGCCGAAAACAAGCGTCTTGAACAGCAGAACGCATTACAAGAAGAACAACTACGCCAAGCAGCCCCGAAAGTGCAGTACGTGGATAACGTCCTGCAATCCGTCAACACTTATACGTCCACGCAGATTGCAAAAGAGGTTGGGATGGATGCCGCCAGTTCCACAAGGCACTCAAAGAGCGAAAGGTGATGTTCTACCAATCGGGCACGTGGATGCTGACAGCTAAGTATCAGGGTAAGGGTTACACCAAAATGCGAACGCATCAGTTTACGAGAAATGACGGAAGCATCGGTACAAGCTCGTACACGGTTTTCACGGAGAAAGGGCGTGCAATGGTGCATAGTATCTTTGCTAAATAATAATTAATCAATATTATATTAACAACTACTTGTGTTATCCGCATTTATGCGGACGGATATAACTATACCCAAAAACATATTGCCACGTAAACAAGCATAGATGCACGTTGAGGTTCGACCAGCGAAATCACGTTATGATACCCCGTCAGCAATACGGCTGGCGGGCAGATGGCAGAAATAACGACTAAAACAAATATTCATCATGGAAGAAAAGATACATAACTTGCAGAAAGAGAACAAACTCCTCAAACTTCAATTATTGCACTTATCCGAAGATATTGAACTGATGTACGAAAGGATGGAAAAACTTGAAAGGAAGCTCAAAGAGAAGCGGGTAAAGAACCCCTACATGAAAATCGTATCACCCGAAAGGTAGTATTTATTGCAAATATAATGTAAGCCGGATAACTATATCAATTTTCTAACCTTTTACTTGATTATTTAGAAAATACACCATATATTTGCAGTATTGATATAACAAGCCAAAGAGCTGATTAACGGGCATGCCGTTGATTGGCTCTTTTTGTTTTTACAACACAAACTCAAAATAACACATGGCAAAGCCTTACAGTATCTATTTTCAGAAAAGTAAGCTGGGGAGTCCTGTTATTGACACCAAATCCCAATGGGGGATTGTGTGCAAGGACTTCCCTTTTACTGTATATGGAGATATTAAGGATTTGCCCAAAAGGGACTGGATAGACCAAGACGGAGAAGACACCTTTTTCCCCGAAGAACTCTACGTACAAGCCTATGATATAGAAGTAGAGTTCGCCTATAAAGGTGATATGGGAACAGCCAATGAAAAAATTGTCGCCTTCCTGGACTATCTGATAGGGAAAGACGGTTACGGAACAGAATTAAAGGTTTATGACACCTATACCCAAATAGGCAGGCAGGGGGTTTATTTTAAATCTATAAAACCCGACCTTTTTGTCCGCAAGACGGATGAGGGAGATGTCGTAACTTTCAACACTGCATTTCGGGTAACCGACCCTAAAACACAAATTATTCTTACGGCATAATGGGACGGTTTATAATATACAGCAAAGACGGGCAGACGCAACGATGTGTCGCTAACAAGTTAGAGTATAACGGAGAGTTCATGGGAGCTTGTTCCGTTAACATTACCGTTACGTCCCCCACTCCGATTGATTTTACAATCGGGGACTATCTGATATATCGCGGAGAAAGATTTGAAATAAACTACGACCCTACTGAATTGAAGCAAGCCTCCAAAAATACATACGGAGAGGCTTTCAAATATGAGAACGTAGTTTTCAACTCTCTTGCAGATGAACTGACAAGATGCGAATTCCTGGACTATGTAAAAGAGGATAACTTAATTCACTACTCTTCCCTACCTACATTCAGTTTTTACGCTGAAAGCATAAATGCTCTCGCAGAAAGAATACAGGTGAACCTTGACCGTATCTATAAAGGAGAGCAAAAATGGACGGTTACGGTGCATCCCGAATATGTTAATGAGACTAACAAATCCATATCAATAAGCAGTATAAACGTTTGGGACGCACTTGCTTTGGTAAATAGCGAGTTTAAGGCAAATTTTATCATAAGAGGACGAACGATAACAATAGGCACTGCCGGAATTGCAGTAGGAAACATGTTCGGGTATGGAAAGGGAAAAGGGCTGTACTCCATACAAAAAACCGCGGACTCGTCACAGAAGATAATTACCCGCCTAAGAGCATATGGTGGTACCAAAAACTTACCGTACAACTATTATACAACATATGGAAGTCCTATTGTCGAAGCTCCCATCGAGGATGTATCTTACGGATATGACCCTAATACACATTTGATAGACGGCGCTGTTGTGACTCTTCCTTTTTATATGAAATTCCTATCCGACACAGCATTGTATGATGTGACAATCAATGGGCATTCTTATAAAATAAGAAGAGGTAGCTTTCTTGGGAAATGCTACGTTTTGTTGAATAGTGAAGCCGACAAGGACAACGTCCGCATAGGCGCAAAGATGCGGATAGAAAAAGGTATTGAGGCGGACAATGTTCCAAGAAAGTACAAAAGACCTTCTGGAGCATTAGTACCCAATAATATGGCTGTTAAAAACTTGATGCTTCCTGATTTTCCGGAAAAGACACTTGACCCATACCTTGATAGTAAAAACATAGATATTATCGGAGTTCGGGAAGGTTCGGTTTTCTTTGACGGGAGCGATACTTCTTTACCGGAAATATATCCGTCTATGGAAGGAATGACGGCACAGCAGTTGAAAGACGCGGGAATAATCGTAAATGCTACCGGAGCGTTGGATGAAATCGCTTCCGATTCAGTGAATAAGGATAATACGCCAATCGCGGATGATGGTTACTTTGAAGAAGGGGAAACCATCCCACCGTTCAAAATATATCTCAAAGACATTGGATTTGACATAAACGATTATCTAACAGGGGAAACCGCCACCATATCCATGAAAAGCGGAATGTGTGGTGGGCGTGAATTTGAAATACTTGGAGATGCAGACAAGCCCGTAAAACAAGGTGACATGTGGGTCTTGACATGCAACAGAGTCTATGATGAAGGGCTGAATCTTTATTTCCCATATAAGGATTTTACTATCAAAGCCGGAGATAAATTTGTGCTTTTGGGTATTGATATGCCGGATGTGTATATAAAAGCTGCTTCCCAAAGATTGCTAACAGCTTCTAAAGAATATCTTGCAAAAAATGATTATGTAAGATATACTTACGAGCCTAAAGTAGATGAAATATTTATGGCGCGTCACCCGGAACTGCATGACAGTATAAAGGAAGGTGATTTAATGTTGTTCGAGGATGAAGACTTAAACATCAACGGGAGCATTATTATTGACAGCCTTACAATAAAGGAAGGAGACGCTCTCATCCCAACGTATGATATTACCCTTCGCAATGACAAAGCGGTAGGAACTTTAGAAAAGATACAGAATCAGATAGACTCAATTGTAGGCGGGCAAGGCGGTGGAGGATTAACTACCCAACAAGTGGAATCAATCATTAAAGCCTTTGGAGAAAAGCTGTTTTTGAATAAAACCAAACCTGACCAAACCAGCTATTTAATAAAGTTCTTAGGCGGATTATTTTCAGACTACATCCAGTCCATGAATTTTTCTTCCGGTGCTCTCGGTGAAGGCTTTGTCATTAAAGTAGACAGCAAGACGGGTAAATCCTACATTGAAGTGGACGAACTCTTTGTGCGTATTAAGGCGATGTTCTCCGAGTTGGAGATAAAGAAGCTCTCTTATGCAGGCGGAAACTACATGTTCACCGCTGCCGGAATGAAATGCGGAAAGGTGGAAGAACACGAGGATTTTTGGCGTTGCTATCTTTTGGTGGATGATGGAGAAACGGCTATCGAGAACCCGTTCAAGGAAGGCGACCAGATACGTTTTCAAGACTTCAATATCAAGCCGGGTATCTACGAGAATGTATCCAACCGTTACTATTGGCGCTTATGTGTCGGCGTTGGTGAGGATTACATAGACCTTAGCAAGACGGACTGTGATGCAAACAGCGACATACCACAGGAAGGCGATAGCCTTGTACAGCTCGGAAACAGAACAGACAAGAAGCGTCAGAACGCAATCACCTTGTCCGTGTATGGCGATGATGCACCGAGTATCCATCAGTATGCCGGGATAGATTCCTATTCTTTAGCAGGCAAGGAAGTGACGGTTATCAGTCCGCAAGGCAACAAGTTCATGGGAGACTTTATCTTGAAAACGGGGATAAATATTATGACCCAGTTCAAGATATTGGAAGATTTGATTTACTCTGAAATCTCCAAAGTGCTTGACGAGGTGCAGGCAAAGGATAATTATCTGTATAACGCATCATTTGCAAGCAATACGAACGGTTGGGAGACAAAGAACGATGTTCGTTTCTTTACTGTGAACGGAAAGTTCTTATTGGTTAACGACAAGTTCTATTCCCGCAAGGATGCTATGGCTGCCATTATCAGAGACGGAGATAGAAACGTGCTTCGTATCCTTTCTTCCGGAATTAAACAGTCAAATGCGGATTTAGCCAATAAACCGACCTATGAGGAAGGGGAAGAACCGAAGAAGTTCTTTATCTCTTTCCGGTACAGGGTAGCTACAGCCGGAACGCTGACAATAGGATTTCCCGGTCAGAACCTGCATTTCACCGAACGTCTTGAACCGAGTGAGGAATACGCAATGAAAGAGTATTCCGGCACATGGGACGGAACGGGCGATTTTGAGTTGAAGTTTACGGGGGATATATACATACATTCGCTGGCTCTTACCGAAAACGCATTCGAAGATTTATATACAAAATTGAGTTCCGAAATAGAGCAGACAGCGGAAAGTATCAGGTTGGAAGTAAAGGAACTCTCAGAAAGTAACAATCAAAGGTTCTCACAGATTGAGCAGACAGCGGAAAACCTCAAATTGTCTGTTACAAAAATAGAGGAAGATGTAACGCAGTTGGGGCTGGACATCAATGGAGTTACCGATGAACTTAAATTATATGTCAAAAAAGACGGATTAGGTTCAGAAATCAATGTGGCACTTGATAACATTTCCGTGGTTTCCAAAAACATATACTTTACCGGAGATATATCCGCCAACGGGAATGTGTCTATTCAGGCAGACGGGACAATAAAGGCTATTGGTGGATATTTTGAAGGAGAGATAAATGCAAACAGCGGGGTGTTTAAAAATGTAAGAACTCCTAACAACTCTTTGGTGATAGACGAAAATGGGAATGTTAGCATTGTTGGCAAAATGTCAACCGCTTCGTCAGGTACAAAAATAGAAATAAACCCAAATTCAAACAGCCTAAAATTTTATAATTCAAAAGGATATGATGTGGGTGGAATTTCATTCCTTGATAGTGGAGGCGGAGGTACTTCTGTTACTTACCCAAGATTAAAATTGGACAATATAGCAAGTGATGGCAACTTAACTGCGTCTACCACCCTTTTTGCAGGGTCATTGTCAATGATTTCAAATTTAAGTGGGTCAAGATACCAAGTGTCTCTTGGCATCTACGGACTTTCTTTTTATAAAGATGGAAGATTAACTAAATCATACCCAAGCTCATGAAAAAGATAAATTTTAAACAATTACTGATTGCTACGGACATTACCCGTAAGCATTGTGAAAATATAGATTGTAGAGAGAATTTTGCGAATGTATTATACCGGAACGGTAACGGTATCGCATCGCATGCACTCGCTTTGAAGATATACAATTCCAATGAAGAGACAGAATATACTGATGAAGAAGTGTCCTTGATACAAGAGCATGCAAATACTTTTTGCAAACCCTTCTTTATTGACGCGCTCAATCATGCTATCAACAATCAACCGGAAGAAGCAACCGATAAACAGGAATAATTATGGCTTGGACAGAACAGGATTATCAAGAAATAGTTGCCCGTCTTATGGCTAACTCCATAGGGGTTAATGAAGTACCGAATGCGGACAAAGCGGATGATGTAACGTCATTGCCTGCATTTAAACCTTCAGGAAGCAACAGTGAAGCTTCTGTGGTCAATTATCCTTTAGAATTTTTGAAAGGAGAAAAAGGCGAGCCAGGTATACAAGGCGAACCGGGAAGCTCTTTCCGTGTGGCTGGCGAATACGATACCCTTGAAGCCTTGAAATCCGCTGTTCCCGATGGTTCGGCAGTTGACGGGTTTATGGCTGTAGGCACGGAAGCCCCTTATGATTACTACGCATGGGTGAACGGTGAATGGGTAAGCCAGGGTAAGATAGGCGGCATAGAAGAAGCGCCAACTGATGGAAAGGCATACGGTCGTAAAAATGGGAATTGGGCGGAAGTTCCTGAAAAATCCGACGTCCTCACCAAAACCAACAGTGAAAGTTTCACCCCAACCTCGGACTATCAGCCTGCAACGAAGAAGTATGCGGATAATATCAATTATGGTAAGGTTATTAACGTTTCTGTGGGCACTTATCTTGTTACCAATAAAAACGAAAAAGACAGGGAAGCAATAGACCTTATAAACACCATCTTTGGTTCGGTTGATAATCTGAAAGAAATAATCCAGGATATTATAGCGAACCACACCAAGTATTATTTTCACAGTTATAATAGCAAAGATAATTGTATTGAACTTAGTAGCATTTACTCTTTTCACAACCCTGAAACTGAAGAATATAACTTGCAATGCAATATCAGTTATTATATTAATAACGGTCCTGTTTCCAAGCGTATGGGATTTAAACTAATGCCCAATGATGAAGACTGCGCTGCCTCTATAGAAGATATACTCACTTCCGATAATCTACAAAGAGTTGTTAAACGTACTAAAACTGAATATGATAGTATCGGTACTAAAGATAATTCTACAATGTATGCTGTAATTGAATAAAAACTTAAAGATATGGATAGTAATTTAAAAGTTGGTTCTAATAATGCAGGATTGTTTATTGGTAATACTGAGATATTAGGGGGGGGGGTAACAGTTAATTATGAAGATGGTTTCTTTAATGACCCTGGTTCTGCGTGTATTATAGTTAATAATTCGCAAGAAACTAAATCTTTTAATATAGATAATAATACAGTTAATGTTGCTTCAAATAGTATTTCCTTTTTATATAATTATTCCAATTGGAAAATATCTACTAATACAGATATTATATATGATTTTCGTTTTGGCGATACTGATAATGGAGAAGCTAATGATACTATTACAGCAAAGGCAAATGATGTATTATTTAATTTTACTGGTTATGGTTCTTATTTAGTTTTAGTAATAAAAGAATAAATATAATTGATATGGATAAAGATACGAAAGATATTAACGGGGGGGGTAAGAGTAGGTATAAGTAATACGAGTATTCGTATTGGAAATCAACTTATTGCTGGCAAAGAATTTGATTGGAGTAAATTATATGATGCTTTAACTTATTTACCGCCTACTGAAACGTTATATAAGACAAGAATGTTAATAATAGCCAATCTTAGCTCACATAATATTAGTCTATATAGAAGTGGACAGTTAACTACTGTTGAAAGTGGTAAAATAGATTGGTATTCTAATGGTGTAGGTAGTAATATTAATTTTAATATACAAAATGAAAATGTTGACGACCCTGTTAGATTTTTAGAAATTTATAAATGTTATTTAGTAGGTGAAAGCAATCAGCAATTAGACGTTAAAGAAGGTGTATGTCAACCTGGAAGTGGTACTTGTGCTTTTGCTGAGAACGATTATGATGATTTAGATTATATGGTTTTTATTTTTGATTATAATGAATAAATAAGATGATGTATATAAAAACAATCTACTACAACAACAAATTAGCGAAACTCATCCTCTTTGGCAGCTACACGACAATCATGCTCTTCGGCTTCATCCTTACGAAGCTGAAAGAACTGTCCGAAACGACTATCCGTCATGAACGGACACATCAGAAACAGTTCTTCGAGTGTATGGAGATAGCGGCTATCCCGTCCGTATTGCTGGCATTCCATGTCAGTGCGTGGTGGTTGTTACTTATCCCGCTATTCTACTACATTCTTTATTTGGCAGAATGGTTTGTAAGCTTCGTGTATCACTTGTTCACAGACAACAAGATTGGGGACGGAGAGGTCAATAAAAATGCTTACCGTGCAAGCGCATTTGAAATGGAAGCCAAATTCAACCAGGACAACCCGAACTACTTGAAAGAACGTAAATGGGGAGCGTGGTTCCGCTATTACGGCAAGATATGAAAATCCCGTCCTACTCTCACGAGCAAAACGGAATGACAGTAGTTAGCTTATTTGATAAGAGACACAAAGATAGGAATAATTGACAAATAACGATAAGATGAGTACAGAAGTTGTAAATGCAGCCCTTCAAACAGGCAAGGGTATTAGTGATTTTGGAATGATGGCTATAACCGCAGGCTTTTTCCTTGTGTTATCAGCCTTGTTGATGGTGGCGTGCTTCCGTTGGTTTATGAATATGGTAAACCAGCTTATGACATCACAGAAAGAGATAAACCAAGACTATAAGGACACCATGAGGCAACTATTGGAAGAAACCCGTGCGCAGAATGAGCGATTGAACGTGCTATCGGAAAGTCTAATGCCCGAAACTCAGCTGCGTATAAAAACGCTAAGCAATGTATTCTTCGACCTTTCCGTTGAGAAGGTGTGCCGCATTATTAAGAAAGTACGTGAAGAAAACCATATATCAGACAAGGAAGCTACTGCAAGAAAGATACGCACATTGCTTACAAACATACACGAGGACAGAAATTCAAAACTTGACTGCTTTTCGTATCGTGGGAACAGGCTTTCGGAATACACGGAAAAGAAATGGATAGAACAGGTTGCTAAAGCCGTTGAAGCGGAGATTTACAATGAAAACGGAGCGAACAACGGCAGGGCATACACGAATGTAGAGTCGGTCTATGCGAATATAAGATTGGAATTTTATCACAATTTGAATGAAAGATAAAGATGTATGGAAGAATGGAAAGATATTAAAGGGTTCAATGGATTTTTTCAAGTCAGCAATTTAGGGAATATCCGTTCTGCAGACAGAAGTTTTACTAATAAAAATGGACGTAGATATTCATTTTCCGGTAAGCCTCTTAAACAGCAAAGTAGTAAAAATGGATATAAACTTTCTTGTTTTAACTTTAATGGTAAGTTATATCGCTTCCTTACACATAGGCTCGTTTATGAAACCTTTATTGGAGTCTTAGATGAAAGGTTGGTAGTAGACCATATAAACGGTAACAAGACAGATAATAGAGCATCAAACCTCAGGCAAATAACAAGCAGGGAGAACACAACCATCTGTCGTAAAAGAAAGCACCCAGTGGGATGTAACTCGGTAAATGGGAAGTACTATATTGCAAGTTTTGGCATTGGGAAAAGCAATAGAGTTTATCTCGGCTGCTTCAATTCGGAAAAAGAAGCGGAAAAATCCTATAATGACGCTTTGGTTGAATACAACAATACAGGAACTATAACAATACGCCCTAAAAGAAAGATTAATAAAGTAATTAATGGGATGAAGGTATGTTCTAAATGTGGAATAAATAAATCTGTTTCGGAATATTCGCTGTGTAATCACGGACATCCATATAGCATGTGTAGGAGTTGTGTCAATAAAAGAAAGAGAGAGAAGAAGTGTGAAATAATAACTAAAGATAAGGAGTAACAAAATGAAAAAGAAACTGATTATCGCGGCGATTGTTATCGCTATTATCGTGGGAGTTATGCTGTACATGCACTACACCCCGTTTTGGGTGAACTTGACTACTGTTGTATCATTCGGTGTCGGTGTTGTTGCCGGATGGGTGGCTCGTTTAGTTTATGACAAATATTTCAAGGAGGACGTGCAGAATGAAAATATTGATTGACAACGGGCACGGAAGTAACACTCCGGGCAAGTGTTCACCGGACGGAAGATTGAAAGAGTATGCGTATGCCCGTGAGATTGCCATACGTTTGGAAGCCGAATTGCGCAAACAAGGCGTTGATGCCGAACGTATCGTCAAAGAGGAAATAGACGTTCCCCTATCGGAGCGTTGCCGTAGAGCAAACGAATACAAGGCAAGTGACACAATTCTCGTATCTATCCACTGTAATGCAGCGGGAAGCGGCTCTGAATGGATGCAGGCACGTGGTTGGGAAGCATGGACTTCGACAGGTCAGACGAAAGCCGATAAATTAGCTGATAGCTTATATGTGGCAGCCGGACGACTTTTGCCGGACATGAAGATACGCAAGGATATGACGGATGGCGACCCTGATAAGGAAAGCGGGTTCTACATCTTGAAGCACACGAAGTGCCCGGCAGTCCTTACAGAGAACCTATTCCAAGACAATAAGGAAGATGTTGGCTTCTTATTATCGGAAGAGGGGAAGCGGGCAATAGTGGACTTGCATGTGCAGGGAATTGTGAACTATTTGAATAACTCTAAAAAGTAAACATCATGGCAGCAGAAGTTTTATCATTTCAACAAGAAGAAGGCAAAACAGCGTATTACGCAACGTTTGTCAGTGACGGTAATCCCGTTACCATACAGATAAAGAACAAGGGCGGATATGTGACCGCTTTCGCAGGAATTGATGATTTGGAGCCCGTTCCGCTTTATCCCAACGCATCCCAATATAACGGTGCGTCCAATACGATTTTCCGTATCGCAGGGATAGCGAATGGCATAAACGTCACAATTAAGAGCGCTACCGAAGTATTGGAAGCCAAAATGATTAAAGAGGGATAGTCTATGAAACCAATCACTATCCCCAACATCGGCATTCCGACAATCGGTATTCCTACTATCGGTATACTTACTATAGGGTATTCATATATCAAGGATAATAAGCCGGACCCATCCCCTGATGGAAGGTATTTATTATTATCGGATGGCACTCCGTTATTGTTGGCTAACGAAGAGCCGATATTACTTACAAATAACAAAAAATAAAAAGATATGGCAGAAGGATTACAAATAGGAGAACTCCCTCAAAAGGAGAACTTAACCGGAAACGAGCTGATACCTTTTCAGCAAGGAAGTAGCAACGGCTCAATGAGTACCGCTACATTGAAGAAATACATCGGCACTGGTGGTGGCAACACTGACTATATGAACTACATCACCGAGTATAATGTTTCCGTCCAGCATCCTACTTCGGGAATTGGCGGGAGTAACAAGTACAGTCTGGAAGGCGCTATAGCCCAAGTCCCGCAGGAACTTAGAAATATCGGACTGAAAGTATCATTCATCAATTCAGATGGAAAAGTAGAAACATGGGAGTTCCAGGGAGGAACGTTTACAAGCATTGATAATTGGATTCGGCAAGCACTGAATGTGGATGTTGAAAACATATCTGTGAATAAAATATCCTCCGATAAAATAAAATCAAATAAAACGATTGATAATTCGGGCAATATTATTTCTTCACAAGGAAGATGTGTTGTTGACGGCTTTGATATAGGTGACATGGATTATCTGTATACAAATTGTTATGGAATCTATTTTTACAAGAAAACAGAAAACGGCCTTACTTATCTAAATTGGAAGAGAGCCAATGCCGCCACGGGTAGAAATATAAGTAAAATTCCCAAGGAAAAAGAGTCTAATTACTGTAGGTTATTATATACAACCGAAGTTCCTGGTAAATATTTTTCGGGTAAAGAGAATTTTATTTTTACAGAATTTGGAGTTGCAGAAGTTCCTATTTTGGATTATAGCAAAAACTTAATAACAGAATCAATTCTAATCAAAGGATACAATACAGTCAATGGTTCTCTATCTGTCAATGAGGAATATAATACGACTCAACTTATAGATATAAAAGATGCAAAAACTGTTTTTACAAATGCTTATTCTGTAGCATTGTTTACATCAGATGGTTCATATATTGGATATACCGGCAATCAGACAGATTCATTTCGGGAACTTAAAATAAACCAAAGCCCAGCCTATAGATACGCTGTCTTTAACTTTAACAAGAATACTCATGCTTTTGTTTCATTGCATTATTTCCCTTGTAATCCCAATTCTATTGATATGGATTCAACTATGAATCATGATGAGATACTTCGTATGGCTTTCTCCGGAAAGAAAATGACATCGTTTGGCGACTCAATTGTAGAACTGGCTTCATGGCAGAAGTATGTATGGAAATATTTTAATATGGCTGACCATTACAACAGAGGTATTGGTGGGTCTAAGGTTACATCAGTTGGGTACAAAAACAAGCTTGTTGATGAATATGGATATTATCATGCAAGCAATCCTTCAGAGGGGACAATATCAATAAAGGATTATATGTGTGGAGATGAGCGGGTATCTACTATACCGCTTGATACTGATATATTGATTATTTATGCGTCAGCAAATGATATTTCAGGTAGTGTTGAACTAGGGAGTATAGATGATGGAGATGAGACACATTTTTACTACGCTTATGCCTTAATGATAAGAAAAATCATCAAAAGAATCCCCAACGCTAAAATTTTTGTATGTACGCCTCATAACTTTTATAATAAGTATGAAGATGCGGATTATCCATATAAAAATAATCAGAATCTAACTATATTAGATTACTGTAAAGTCATAAAAGATATTGCAGCAATATATGGCATTCCTGTCATAGATGTAAATGGGTTAAGTGGAATATCAACTTTAACAATAACCAAAGATTTGGGCGACCAAGTTCATCCTAATAATATCGGAGGGCAGAAAATAGCCAATGTTATAATCAATACACTTATAAGATTTGCTCCAATTGGTCTGCAGGAACCACGGGTAGAAGATATATTTCATTAACTAAATTTGCATAATGCTAACTCAAAATATGAAAAATAACATCTTAGGTGCGGTGGTCTATCTATCCACCGCCATAGTATTCGGTGGCAGCACTGCACTGCTGATGCTCTTTATCAAGGAGAACAGCGACCGTTGCCACTACTATAACGGCAAGTGGAGCAAAATAGACTTGCTGTGTGGAGCTGTCGCGATATGTGCGGGTATGGTTGTAAATCATTATTTGTTGAGGTCATGAAAAAACTACCCTGGCTATTAGTTGTATTGCTGGCCATCGCTTGTGTGGTGGCGTGGTTCCGCCCGCTCGAGCCTTTGCCGGCAGAAATCCGTACCGAAACAAAGATACAGACGGTTGTCAAACTTGACACGGTTCTTATCTCCGCACCGATAGCGGTCTTTTGGCAGATATTGCTGAATGACACAGTACGTATAGGTGATACCTTGCTTCATCGCAAACGGGTTGTATATGAAGACAGCTTGTATCGTGCGGTGGTGAGCGGATATGTAGACCCACGGCTGGATAGTATGACTGTGTATCCGAGGACGGTTTATCAGACAGTGACGAATGACGTCTATCATCCGGTTCCCATTAAGCCGAAGAAAAAGCGTTGGGGATTAGGGGTGCAGGCTGGGTATGGGTATCCGGGCGGTTTCTATGTAGGTGGTGGGGTGAGTTATAATTTGTGGCAATGGTAATTTTAGTAATATAATAGAGGTAAATTTATTGGATTAATCAACAATAATTCATCAAAATTCCGTAAAATACATATTCTTATAAAAATTATATATAGAAAATACACATTTGCAAGAAAATTATATATTAATCTATTTGTATGGTAAGAAAGAAATTAACGATGTAGAAGTTGGCTTGTAGCTGACACTCTTTCGGGGGCTTAGAGTAAAAAGAAAGCCCCCAACGTTTCACGTTAATATTGCCACATAAAAACATGATAAGCATAAGACACCGCACGTTGGAGGCTTTAATATCTTCAACACGGTATCTTATGCTTTGTTCGTATATAATCAAATATTTTATGTGGCAGGGCAAAGATAAATATAAAATTCAGAAAAACTATGTGTAAGTCAGAAATCTTTGCCGAAACAATTAATCTCGTGGCGCAGGAGACCGAAATACCCGCCAGCCGAATACTATCTTCGGATAAGGATACGGAAACCGTAGACGCCCGCTATTTGCTTGTACAGTTGCTTGTCGAAAGGGGAATGTATCCTTCACAGATAGCTCCTAAAATTCACAAGACCAAACGCGCGATAAACTACATGATTTCCAATTTCCAAGAACGCATGGAAGGCGGGAAAATGTTGAGAATATATTGGGAAAACATTAGGAAAGCGTTGGGAAACAACTGATTTCATGGCAGATTGCGTATTTATACTTTTGTGATGCGGTTGATTTTGACCGTAATACAAAATATAAATCTCTATGGAAAGAACGTATGTCTTCAACCAAGACGGGAACAACGGAAATGGTGGCGGAAGCAAATTTGACATCATGGCTATGTTGCCCAACTTGATGGGAAGCAAGGGTGTAGACCCCGGACTTCTCGCTTTACTGAACCAGGGACGTGGCAGCCAAGACCAATGGGGCGGCTCGTGGTGGTTCATCTGGATTATCCTTTTGTGGTTCTGTTGGGGCGGCAACGGCTTCGGCAACCGCTTTGGCAATGGTGGCGGTCTGCCTGCCGAGCTTAACGGTGATGTCGGTCGTGAATACCTGATGTCAGCCATTCAGGGCAATGGCAATGCCATCAACCAGCTTGCTTCTTCTTTGAACTGCTCTACCCAACAGTTACAGAGCGCCCTGTGCAACATCCAGGGACTTATCGCCAATGTAGGAAATCAGGTGGGCATGTCAAGCCAGCAAATCATCAACGCATTCCAGTCCGGAAATCAGGCTGTTCTTACTCAGATTGCAGATTGCTGCTGCAAAAATCAAGCAGCAATTGAGCGTCAAGGGTATGAAAGCCGCTTAGCAAGCTGCGAAAACATGAATACGCTTACACGCACAATGGAAGGGAATACGCGTTCTTTAGCGGACGCTTACCGTGAAGGTTTCCAAGCACTTGTAGCAAAAATGGATGCGGCAGAGGCGCGTCGTCAGCAAGAAGCGTTGGCTGCTAAAGACGCTGAAATCTCTACTTTAAAAGGTGAAATTTCACAGCGTAATCAGAATGCAACTATTCTTGGAAACGTAACGCAACAAATTGCTCCAATAGTAGCAAGTCTACAAACATTGCAGGGAGAGGTGGATAAAATCCGCTGTTCAATGCCGCCTACAGTAGCAGTGCCATACCCGCAATTGCAAGTATTTAACCCTGAGATAGCTCGTGCTGCGGCTTTCGGTGCTTACGCCGGTGATGCAATGTATGGGCGTAGCGGTTGTGGTTGTAACAACTACTGGGGTTAATTCCGGTAAGAAAGGGGGTAATTATGTGGCCTAACTTTTTTACAGGATTTCCTTTCTTGTTCCCTACTATTGGAAGGGCTAATTTCAATACCCTTCCTACGGTAGCCGTAACGGTCGGCACGGAGAACGTGACTTTAGAGCTGCCTAACCATGCGTTCCGTAACAGAAGCTATGTAGGCGGTTTCTATGTCAGTCTCCGCCAGGCGATACCTGCCGGTACGACTGCTACACTCCCGATACTGATAGGGACTAATGGGGATACAAGACCGTTGCTGGCTTACAACAATGAGCCGGTGACTGTCGGCAACCTTGCCGGAACGGGTATCTACGAAATCCACTATAACAAGTACACCAACGAACTGTTCCTTGTTAACGGTGGGTATCGTCCGACAACCGCATCGGCACCGACTCCGACAGCAGAAGCAACCGCTCAAAAGAGCAAGTAGTTAACATGGGGCTTTGTGGTTGTCTCCAAAATGGGAATAGCCACACCCCTTTAAAATCAAACCAATATGTTTCAATCACTTCGTACCAATAACCAGTTGTATATACTTCATAAGGATGCTAACCCGTTTATCGAATACGGTCCGGTAGTCAGCGTTTCCGCTCCCAAGCCGAAATATCCTATGGCACCCCCTATGGGACAGTTGCCCCAAATGGAAATGGTTGTGGATGTCGTTGTCTGTATCAACGGGCAGAACACTACTTTCCAAAATCTACCTGCCGGCATGGATATAGCCGACTTTGGACAGAACGGTAATATCGTAGTGTCATGTTCTCGTGATGCGATGAACAACGAGGTCGCTTCTATGAAACAGAAAAGCATAGACATTATCAACAGCATGGACTTCCACAATTCCGTCATTGCGGGATGTGATAAGATGCTGACGCTCTTGAACCCCGAATTTGCAGAGAAACAACGTCAGGAACAGGAAATATCCTCTCTGAAAGGGCAAATGGCAGAAATGAGCAAGAACATGTCCGACCTTATGGAATTGAACAAACGGCTTATGGAACAGCTCGGAGTGGCTGAAACATCTAAAACAAAGAAATAATATGGGAATGTGGGAAATATTGGAAGAAGGGCGCGGAGAATATGACCGTGACTTCGGTATGAGAGGCGGTAATCCTATGGAAGAAGCCTATAGAGAGGGTTGCCGTCATGGTTACGAGAGAGCCATGCGTGAGATGCAGGGCGGTGAAATGGGCTATCGTAACAGCGGTGGTTCACGCGGTGGAAGCTATAGCGGCGGCTTAGATATGGGCGAACGCCGTATGCCGGGTTACTTCCCGGAATATCCGGTTTACAACGAACGCCGCGATTCACAGCCTTACGGTGATGATATGGGCGAACGCAGACGCAGACGCGCCAACGGAGAGTTCATGTAATGGAGAGGGGATTATTCCCCTCTTTTGCCAATCACTTAAAATCAGGAAAATATGAAACAAAGATTAGATACATACGACAGAATACCGCCTGCAATGGCTGACTATCTCAGCCAGTACGGATGGCATTTCAGCAAGAAGATGTGCCTATGGGCTGTTTCCCGCATGAAGATGGAAAATAAATCTACGGGTAAAGAAGAAAAGCTGGAGCCAATCAGCAAAGAGCAGGTAGAGGAGCTTCTGAAAAAGTACAGTGTAAACCTGGAGAAGGATGCAGGGTACGACAGTGTTTACGTGGCAAACATGGCGAAGTCGGATTACTACAAAAGTTCTATCACTGACGAAGCCCATCTCGCATTGTTCATTAAGGATTACATAGATGATGTGGACGCTTACAATGGAATGCCTTTCACTCGGTTCTATGCCGACTGCATAGGCTCCGGCAATCCTATCATGTGGGAACAGATGATGTAGCCTATGATAATACAGGAATTTTACATACCGGATTATGATTGGGAAGTAAGGGTATATTATGCGGTGGACTGCTATTATACCGACCGTATCATCGCCGACCTTCAGCGGGTTGGATGCAGGGGGCTGGATTTGGTGAATGCCTATAAGAACATGCGCTCCTGCAATCTGAATACGGGTATCACTTACTCCAATATCCGAAACAGGCAGACCGTAATGGTTATAGCCCTTACTTCTTCCCCGGCAGAGTTTCAAAACTCTTTCGACCATGAAAAGGGGCATCTATGCCGGCATATCTCACGGGCGTTCGGCATCGACCCATACGGGGAAGAGGCGCAGTACCTTAGCGGATATGTGGGACAGAAGATGTTCCCGGTAGCGAAGAAATTTTTGTGTGAACATTGCAGACGTAGCTTATGTGGAAAATAGTACAAGCCATTTTATCAGGCAAATCCCGGGAAGAAGTATATAACATGCTTTCTCCCGAACAGAAAGAGACGCTGAACAGCCTTGCCGCGGCAAATGGTATAAACCGCCAACAACGTAGAAAACTTGAACGTGATGCGAAAAAGGGATTACATAGATGAACTGCTTGAATTGGCGGACAATGTCCTTTACATGGACTATTGCCGCCTTTTCCGGGTTATCCAATGGAACGTTTAGAACGCTTTGAACGGATTCTCCATTGGGTTATACCGCTTGCCGTTTTGGTGAGGGTTATATCTGTATGCCTGTAAGTTTACTATCTGCATTTAACTTTTGTAAGTCCATACTTAGCCAACCTTAGATATATCGTCCTTACACTTACATTCAACATCTCTGCCATTCTGCGGGGCTGTATATTTTCTTCCTTGTACAACTTGGTAATGTTTTCTTCCGAAAGTGGGTCAACGAAAGGTTTCTTAGGCTCTGTTATCCCCATCCGTTTACGTGCTTTCGCTGCATATGCTTCATTCTGTTTGTCTTTTGTGACGTAAATAACAGTGGTCTTGTTAAGGCGTAGAGGGAATAGCCTTCTTTCCACTTCCTTGTGTTGTTCGGCAAGGCTTTCTACATCCCCGTTGACCGTAGTGTCAATCTTCTTGTATTTGTCCGGGATGCGGGAATGTCTGTCTCTGATTATTCTGTCTGCTCTTCTCATGACTTCTCTTCATTGTCTGAAAACACTAAATTTTGTACTTCTTCTTCCCATATATCTCCCTCATTTCCTTCAAAGTCAAGATATACCGTATCTTTAGGGCTTGGATTGTTGAAACTAGAAAGCATCCCTATTACCTGCATGGGTATGGAAAGTCTTTCTCCTTGTGGTGACGGGAGTTTTATTCTCACCCGGTCACCGATTTTTAATTCTGTTATATCCATTATTTTATTATACTAAATTTATGATACCACTTGTCCGCATGGCTGAACCATCCTATAATGAATGATTTGCCGAAGAGGGTTGCTTTGTATAGTTTACTCATATGCCTATTTCTTTTGCGTAGCGTTTCAATTCTCCAATGGAAAATAATCTCTCTTTCTCGTAAATCCCGGCTGCACTATGTTCAAGACTACATCCATTGGAATAATGCCACCCTTCAAGGAATAGCACAGCATCGCATTGAAGAAGGGCGGTAATATCCCTGCCTATATGCTCTTCATAACTCGTGTCCGGATTTGAAGACACCTCTAAGGGAGATACCGCTTCAAAACCAAGTTGTTCTATAAACTCGGAAGCGGATTTGCATCTTTTCTCAACATCTTTTATGTCATACCCGGTGATAGGCAGACTGATATATATTTTCTTTTTACTCATGTGTTTCTTTGTTCTTTAATTTATCAAGGAACTTGCTATCTCCCGAATAATCCGCACCGATAGCCTTTTTACTTTCAACAATCTGTTCCAAAAGGGTTATAGCTTCCTTTTTCACTTCTTCTACTTCATTATAACCGCAGGCTTTATCAACCAACTGCTCCATAGTCGATTTAGGCTTGGAAAGCTGTTCTTTGAGCTTGTTTAATCTCCAGTAGCAGTAATCAATTGTGGCGACGTGTTCTAAATTACTCATAGTTGCTTTTTCAATAATTCCGGGCTGTCGTAAATATTGCCTGCATATCTAATCCCGAACATATCTATCATTTGTCCTATTGGCTTATTTCCAAGATTTTGAGACAGAACTTCTAATAGCACAAAAGAACCGATTTTATCACTATACACTACTTCACATAGTACACCAGTGCATTCAACCAAATCATGCTCATATATTTCTCTATCATTGTATTTAACTCCCGTGAACTGCCCAACAGTTTCAGCCCATACGTCATCGCACCGGCAGTTTTCCGGAGAATATATCTTTGCCTTGTCTGTGAAGATAAGTCCGTTTTCGCCCCTTCCGGCAGTATAGAAAAAAGAGAGAAATCCATATATCCATTTCCCCGTATCAGTACTTTTCCCTCTGAATTTTATTTCACGTTTCATAATCAATATCTTTTCTCGTTTTTAATCAATCAGTTCAAATTCATATACGAAAACATAAGGATTGGACGCCCATGTACCTTTGCCGGAGACTTTATCTATCAGTTCTGCGAATGCGTCACGAGGATTATTGTAGTCGGGTATATCTGCATTATGGAATGAATAAAAAGGAATATCCTTTTGTCCAGCATCCCATTTAAAAATTCCTTCCTTAAAGCAATCTTCATCGGATATGTTCTGCAACCGTTCTATCTTGATGTCGGTAATGCGGATATGATGGGGCATGAGGTCAGCCTTTGTAAACATGGTATTACTCCATCCTGCTCCCATTTCTTCCATTGTAAGATATTTTTCACCTATTTTATATAGAAGTAATGTTTCTTGGGCTTCATCCCGTTTTTCTACTACATCTTTGTATCTCTGTGCAACGGCAACGACTTCACTTACTTTGTATTTTGGAATATTCCAACCCGTAAAGTCTCCTTTGTCGTTTTTCCAACCAAAAGCATAATTTAATGGAGATACTATGTTCCCGTCATTATCGTAATCATTTGATTCAAAAACGGGGAATACAATATCATAAGTTTCATTTGGTCTGTCATACTTGCAGACCCTTCTCGTCATAGCCTTCCGACCATCCAATACAGCCTGGGTTAGGCTATATTTATCATTGAACATTATCTTCTTCATTGCTGTTTCTCCTCTACTTTAAAAGATAATTTCTCAAGTTTCTCCATCTGCTTACGAAGAGAAGCGATTTTCCTAATCTTCATTTCTTCCGCCTTTTTCAACGCTTCGGATTTATCGATGAATGCGTTTTCCCCTATACGGAAGTAAGAACATAAACCATCCCTTACATATTCTCTATCTTCAAATCTACTTCTAATAATATCTGTTTCTATCTCTTTAATACCTTCTGTTAAGGCATACTTTGTTATAAATACTTTTGCCATAGTTGTAATCATTTATAAGGTTAAAGTGAATTAAGAGAGGCAGCGGACACGGGGCGAACCCAATCGTCACTGTCCTGAATGTTGTCGTATCTAAAACCGTCGCCCCAACTGAGAATAAAATTGCGTTTGTTTCCTTTTCTCGTAGAACACCAATACCAGTCATCTTTCACTGGTTGTTTTCCGCAGATAGCTAAGGCTGCATTCAGCATAACCTTATGTTCATACCCTAAGACACTCTCTTGTAGTGTAGGAATGCGCCAACTTAATCCACATAAGTCCAATGCTATGACTTTCTCAGCAATTTCGCTTCCGGATGCAGCCAATGCTTTGGTATTGCCTATTCCATCGGTATCCTTCATGCCTTCTTCTGTGGTTGGATATATCTTTCCTGTTTGCTCTTTCTCCCAATCAAGAAGAATATGGGTATCATTATCCATATCTTCCGGATAGAAGAATAAAGCATTGCCATCATGGATAATAACTGCACATTGTGCCTGTTCGTTTTCTTCATGCAGTCCCCAAAATTTAGGTTTTACAAAATTCTTATTGACGGTAAAGATGAATACACCATTACCTACATTTTCTTTTGTGTAAATTCCTTTGCTCATAATCATATAAGTTTTAATATTTCTCAAAATTTGGGATTTGTAAATAGAAAGAGTTTCGAGACATGGGAAGCCAACACTTTTGCTCCTCATTGCACGTATTCCAATTATCTTCCCCAAATTCATCATTTAATGCTTCCACTATCTTATAGGCTACATCTTTTACAAAACGAGTATTAAGTATCCTCTTGCCTTTAATAACGATTGTAGGTGTATAGAGTGAAATTTTATACTCCCCACCGTTTTCTATCGACCAGCTACCTTGTGCTACTGTAATGTGCGGATTGGTTTCATTCTTATACTCTTGTACTATACTTAGATAGCCATTAAAATAGTTGGCTATTAGTTCCGACTTATATACTTTTAGCCCCGTTGCTTTTTCTAAAAGTTTTCTAAGCCTATAAGCATCATTTACAACAGGGTCCATTCTCATATAAGTTTTAACGCTTCTTGTATCCCGGCTTCCAGTGCTTCCTCGTAGGTGACATATACTTTATAGCCATTCCCTTTGTTTATTTCGTTCTCCATCCAGTCGCTTTCTTCTGTTGGAACATTGAAATCACAAAAAGAAAGCTTCCATCTTTTTCCAATAACAGGTTCTACATATACATACACACCTCTTATTTCACGCAGCCACTTTTGGGCGATATACAATGTTGGACACAAAAATTCAACTGATTCGTCATCTATTTCCATACAACACGACATACTTTGCGGAAGGTTATATTTTGTAATAACCTTATTACGGTCTATTAGGTGTTCACACTTCCAATCAAATCCTTTCTCCTTCAGCAACTTCGCTGTTTCTAATGTTACGAGTTCTTCGGTCATGGCTATTTTATTTTAGGTTTTTCATTGTACTCTTTGGCATTTTTAGCTTTTTCACACGCTTGTCTTTTCATAACTGTAGGACAATCACAATTCCCACATCTATCATTATATCAACAACAATATTCACACTGGTGCATCGTTCATTTCTCCTTTTCTTTAAATTGTTCGATTAAATACTTAACAATCCAATTCTCTTCAATTTCTTTCTAAAATTCTTTTCATTCAAGGCTTGGTCGTAATAGCAATCAGGTTCTATAACCGTTTCAGCTTTGGTTACAGGAAGCCCATTAAAGCCAATAGCAACCTTGTGTATAATAGAAGCTCTCTTGATTTCCCCTGTTTTTCGATTAAAAGAGAACAAGATATGTCCCGGATTCTTCTTAATCCTATTGATTAATTTATATTCTGTTTGCTGCTTTTGCAGATATTCTATCTGTTCCTTAGAAAGATTATCTTTTGTTATAATAGGTACTATATCCATTTTAATTATTCCTCCTTATCTATTTTTACTTTGCCATGAATGACAAATCCATCAGCGCTAAACATCGCGCATCTTTCATCAAAACCTCCGTGGCAGAAGCTATATAAAGAGCAATCCTCACAATAAAATTCATTGTCAAGTTCGCTTTTAATTATAGCTTCATGCAGCACTCCGTCTATTATTATTCCGTTCTTTATTCCCATCTGTTTCTTCTTTTAGATTCAATTTGCTCCCAGTCAATCCAAATAACCATAAGTATAGGAATGACTATTAATAATGACAAGCAAAGTATTACTACTTCAAGAAAATCGGTTACTTCCATATCATCAATCATTAGAAGTTACACCCAAACATAACACCTTGCTAGAAACGCCTATATCGTCAAATTCCAAAGTAAGATATTTCGTATCATAAGGATAAGGGTATCTGCAATGTTTCAATTCTTCCTCCGTTAATTTGCGTCTGATTCTCATCTCAATTTCGTAATCATCGGAAAGGTTCTCAATGATTTTCCTAAGTTGTCCTACATTCTTTATTTCCATGGTTATAACGTTAAGATTATATTGGTTTTTATATGCTCTATGGGGGAAACAGCTAACGCAGATTTATCCTTTTCTCTGCATATATAAAACATGTTGCTGACTTTTAAACCCGTTTCTGCTTCAAGTTTTTCCAGAATATGAGCTATCTCCATTTCGGCTTTCGCTTTCTTGTTTTTTACTTCTTCTATATCCATGGTTATTTCCCTTTCAATTTCTTTATTAGTGCATCAGCTACCCTCAAAGAGCCTATTGCAATATCATCATAAGTTTCACTGTCATCGTTTATTCCTAAAGCAATACAATACCCTTGCATAGCGGATTTTGCCAATTCATAACGCCTTTGCTCCCAATCAATAGTTTCAAAATTATCAAAGAAGTCGAGTTCTGACACTTTGAAATACCTACCATTCACTAAGGCAGTCCCATCATCATATAAGTCTTCAACCTCTACAATCCCTCCAGTCTCTTTTATTCTCGCTTTCATACTGATTAGTTTTAATATACCTGTTTTCAATACACCAGCACAGCATCTCGTAGGCTGAATTAATAAGTTCCTTACTCTCTGTCAGGTTTAATATAGAACGCGAATAAGGCTCCATATATAAACATGTTCCGCTATTTGCAAGCTTCTGTAAGGTTAGTACATGTGTGCCAATAAAACAAGGCAGCTTATCGAGAATGTCCTGCAAAGTGTAAGTTTCATGATAATAGTCGTAATTCGTATCGGCATCCGGAGAGGCTACAACCATGTTGTCTGAATCTGATTCATTCCACTCGAAACACATGCTTCCATCGCTTGTGTCCAATCCAAGCTCCTTCAAATGCATCATCTGTTCGACTGATAATACTTGTTTTGATTTCATAATTCCTCCTCCAATTTTTCCAAAAGTTCCTTGGATAACATTTCACAATAATAAATATTATCTATCATTGTGTCATCAGAACTTATATCTGCCTTAAACCTCTTAACAAGTACCCAGCCGTACCATTTTTTCACTTGAACGTCAAAAATGTGGTCAAAAAGTCCGTATCTGTATATTCTGTATCTTTTCATTTGTCTAAGTTTTTTTTCATCCATATTAGTCCGCTTCTTTCTTGGCAACATTCACAGTAGTTATATCCTAATCGTTGATACCATTTCTCTTGCCAACTACCTTTCTTTGCCTCAAGAAATACACGGACACATCCTAATCCTTTGGCTATTTGTTCTGCACGAAGCATTAAATTGATTCCGTTCCCATTTCGTCTTTGTTTTCTTACAAACAGGGATGACAATATTATTTCACTTGGATTGTCACTGTATCTATGCAATGATATATGACCATTATCCAATATTATATTTATTATTTCATTGGGCTGCATGTCTGTATTCGGTCTCCTTTCTCCTTTAACGCATAAGAAACAACACAGCAGCTACAGCCCAACCGGACAAAGCCATCATGTAAAATATGAATTTTGTATAACCAATCCATTTAGCTTCTCGATTGAATTTGTTTATCGCTCCTTTTAAGTCTCCGAACCATTCTTCAATGTTCCACATCACATTTTCTTTGACAATTTTCCTGAATCTCTCCCGTACATTCTCTGGAATGTAGAATCTGTCATCTTTATAGAAGAAATGTGCAGAACAATCAATACGACAGTAGTCATTATAGTCCCTTCCAGTATCTATCTTGATTATTATTTCTGCCACGCCCTTTTCTTTCCATAGGTCAATGGCGCGTTTTTCAATTTCTTTCTCATTGAGCTTGGCAAGGTCCGCAAGCTTGCTATACTCATATTCGTCTAACTGTACAATCTTTCTCATATTTAATCTCCTTTCTCTTTAATTCGTTCCAGTAATCCTTGTTGACTTCGAGTATCTTATCGAAAGATGGGATGGGCATCCAATGGGTAATGCCTAATCTTTCTTTATTAACATTTGCCCCGGTTTCCCATTCACCCAAAGATGAAAGCTGGCAAATAAGGAAGCCATAAGCCCCTCTTGTCAGAACCACGGTATTATTTTCTGGCAACCGTTCCTCAACGCTTATCCAAGGCGATTGCTTTAACTGCCATTCTGCACCAGCCTTAAAAAGAGGAACGGCATATTTTTGAATTAACACATTAGATGTTACATAATGCTTAGGGTCTTTATGAATCCTATAAGCATCGTGAAGTTCTAGTATGACTTTCTCACGTTCAATTCGAGCAGCTTCTTCTACTGTCTGTTTCATAACTTATCCTTATTGAATGTTCTGATTTATGTAGTTCACAATCTTTTCCAACTTGCTTGAAGCAAAATTGGTTTCATGATTTAAACCTCCATATTAGGTAGTAAATCTTCGATGTAAGCAAATCTATCTACCCCACCCCAAAGACTTTCGATTGTCAGATCAGTGAGGTTATCATATACCTTGGATTTGCCGTTTTTGAATATAACTAAAGCTGTTTTTTGCGCTTTATACGTTCGATTGTTACTATGCCATACGCTATTGATACGCCAGTTCGCACCGGCAATAAATCCTTCTTTAAATTCATCTGCACCACATTCGCAACAATCGAATGCTGTATTATGACCGTTACAATGTTCGCAATATTCACGTTCTGAACATGGATAGGTCCCATTACAATTATAATGCTTATGAATTGTTTCCCTTGCTGCTTCTTTTACTGTCTGTTTCATAATCAATGACTTTTAATTTTCTTATATTTACCACACTTCTTGCAGAAATAGTGACGGACGGTGTACCAACTGCTATCGCCCCAATCATCAACAGCTTCAACTCTCCTCTCAAATAAGTATTCCCACTCGTGGCAACAGAACCATTTCTTTATAATGGCATCAATTAAATGCTTCATAACCAACTGTTCTCCTTTACAATTCTACCATCGTATAACAACGTGTATAGTTTACCCTTATATGCCAGAGCGAAACACCATTGGCGGGCACACTTCAAATACTGATACAATTTGTATCTGTGCGGGTGTTTCTGCATCTTTTTTCTATTCTTTTCTTCATGTTACGTCATTAATGTGAATTTCTCCTTTCAAAACTCGCTCTACCTGCCTGTCTATTATTCCTTGGAATTCTATTTGGCAAATAAGAGAACAATCAGGCATGATTTCTTCTGGTATTTCTCCACGGTTAGGAGAAAGCTCATCAAGAAATATTTTTCCCGATTTGTCTTTCAGACACGTTGCACCCACTTCTCGTTCAATTACTGCCATTCGGTTGAATACCTCCGGGAAGTCTTTCCGTATCTTATTCCAATAACCCATACCACCTTTCACACAACCGATGCAGTTGTTGTTATTGTAACCCATCTTGTACATGGCAGGGATTTCAATGCCAGCTTTCCATAGCATACCCATTGCATCCTTTTTGGTTATCTGTCTTTCAATAAGCGGGAATAACGGCTTTGTATCCGGATATTGTTGCTTTAGGCGAATGGCACGGTTAATCTCTTTCGGGTCAAAATCAAATCCCCAGACTTGACCGTCCCAATTTCCCAACTCTTTTTCCAGCTTGTAACGAACTTGTTTCTTTAGTTCGAATGTGCAAGCTGCGCCAGTAGGACCATTAATAAATCTTTTCTTAGCCAACACATCCTCTACGTTGAGATACTTATCGCTTCTGATAGTATGTATCGAGCGATTATACCATCTTTCACAATCAGATAGGAACCGGGTGTTATCAGGATGCCCGGAACCTGTTTCGATATAGTAAATCTGCACATCATCATACAGACTTAGTGCTATCTTACAAGCTACTGCGGATGTTACACCGCAAGAAAACCATGCTATTATCATATAGATTATTTTTAATTCGATTTCTTTCTTTCATTCCGTTCCCGATTGTCTTCCGAAACACACATTTTGCACCATGATGTCTTGATGTGATACACCTTTCCATTGCGATAGATTGTCCTGTCATAGAAGCAGGATAGTAGAAGCGGTCTTTTGCAGCGGCTGCACACCTTGCGTTCTACACCGTCCACCATCACCCGGTTCCTCGGTTTCCGTTTCACTATCTCGCACGGGCCGCATTCGGATGCACCGTACTTCCGGCAATAGGCAAGGGAATGCTTGCCGCATTTGGCGAAAGAGGTGCAATCGGAGCGGGGGGACTGTCTAATGAACATTCATATTACCTTACCATGTCAGTTTGTTATCGAATATCTTAATGCACTCAAACAGGTAATGTGCAATTATCGGTTGCACCGCATTACCTATACACTCCGTTCGGTCCACCCTGTCGGGAACCCCATTAGACTTTCCAGTAAATCGGGGTGATGGTATTGACTGTCTTGTTCGCCATCCCGGATATACTCGTGTATATTGCCCCGATAAGTAGGGCTTCCGAAATACCGATTCTTGCATGCTCCGTTTGCCGTTGACTTCGTTGGAGTAGGCAATACAATATAATCGATCCCGACTCTGTTGTATTCCAAAGTCGGTGCCCGATAAACACTGCCATTCCGCATCATACCCGATTGAGGAAAGGTTGCATAGGACCTGCTCGAATCCCCGAACAAGGAGCATTGGACTGTTTTCAATGATAACGTAACGGGGTTTAGCTTCCCGTACAATTCTGAACATTTCAGACCATAGGCCGCTTCTCTCACCGACAATTCCGACACCTTTTCCAGCAATGCTGATGTCCTGGCAAGGGAATCCACCGCTGATGATGTCAACAAACGGAGGTTTTGAATACGTTCTAATATCTCTGTTGATTTCATGCTCTTCTCCAAAGTTTTTCTTTATTACTAATGATTGATAATCCTCAAATTCACAACTCCACTCGGTCTTTATGCCGGCAAGTGCCGCACCTAATCCAAAACCTTCTATGCCGCTAAACAGAGAGCCGTGTGTCAATTCGCTTTTCTTCATTTCCATAATTCAGAACCACTCTTCATTCGCTCCAACCTCTACCGAAAGCCGGTCCATGAGGAGGGTTATAAGGTTATAAATAAGTTTCATCTCACTAAACTTTTATTGCGTTGGCAATATTATCCGCATCCGACAGCTTTCTTACCAGCACATCAAACGCCACCGTGCACCGCTCTGTGTTCATATTGACTGTTTTCCCGATTTTCAAACTATCGGAAGCAAGGTTCATCACCCTTGCCACATTTGAAAGCTTCAAATATTCCAACGTGAACCCGTTGAACCGTGAATCTTTCTTCCGAAGCTCTTTAATCCTTTCGTCAAACTGGATGCAGGCGTAATCACACAATGTTCTTGCAAGTTCGAACCTTGCAATCTCTGCGGAATGGGATATGCCGTTATCGTCAAGAGCCTGCTTGAACTGCCAATACAGCATATCCACGTGCTTGTTCACTTCTTCCGTATACTTGTCGTTGCAGTCGGCGAAAAACTCGCTCCGGTCTGAACCGATAACGCTGTTTACAGTACGCTCGTATTCCTTTCTTGCCTTATCGGCATCATTCAAATACCGCTTGAATGCCTGTTTGTAATAAGGCGTTCTCTTCATCGCATGCAGACACTCGATAACCTGCCCGCAACAGATGTCGTTCGTGAACAGTATGTTGTAGGTGCACAGAACTACAAGACTCTCATATTTGCTGATTATCTGATTTGCCGTGTCGGTGGTCATTGCCTTGCCTGTTCTGCCTTGTTCATATTCTTGTTTCTGCTCTCTTTTGCAAGTTCATCAATCATGCGCTGATACTTCCTTGCCACCAACGGGCGGCGTATGCGCATGACATTGTCATGCTGCCACTCCAATTGTTCGATTTTCTTTCCAATCTCTATGTCCATAATCATTTTTTCTTGAATTTCTCGCATATCCTGCCGTATCTGCCACAAGCGCACACTCTATGGCTTCTAATTTTACAAAAGCATGAGTTCTCGATAAAGTCTGTGGCGTATGAGCATTGGCGGCAGTGGACGGGGGGTAGGGGTTCTTTTGTCTTTGCCATCTATCTTCGGCTTTCACCTTCAATTTTAACCACATTGAACATCTCTTTCACCCGGTCGGCTATATAGGCTCCATACCGTTGAGAGAACTCCTTGTCCGGGTCAAGATTGGTAGTCATGTGGGTATAGAAATTATATCGCTGCTCATAACGAAGTTGTAAAACGGTCTGAATGGCATTTATGCCCGTACCAAAGTGTTTGGCATCCATAGGCTCCCGTCCTACTTCGTCAATGGCAAGATTGTGCATACATGACCTATCTGTGTATAGGTTCAACCCGATAATACCTTTCTCGGCAAACTGTAAGGCAATCTCGGCAGCACTGGTAAACTGAAAGGTCAATCCAGCATCCGCGCCGCCAATACAATAACGGGCGATTTTTGCCGCATAGTTCTGTAGCCCTTTCAGCAAAGTGGACTTGCCCACTCCGATAGAGCCGTGTAATAATAATCCCTTGCTTACATCCAATACTCCGGGAATCCCCCAAACCCATTGATAAAGGGCTTTCAATAATTGGCGATTACTATCATCAACCATAAAGACTGGCGAGATTGTTTTCATAGATGCAACGAGTTGATTACGCCAATATATGTCAGCCTGTTCCCTGCTCCATTGCTTCTGATTAGCCTTATTTGCCGAAAACGATTGATTTGATACCGGCGGAGCTTTTGTCTGGTTCAGTATCAAGTTTCCGATTCTTTCCATAATTTTTTAGTTCAAATAATCCGGAATAGTTGTTTGCTATTGATTGCTCAACAATACATCTTGCTTTTTGGGGGTTGTTGTCACTTAACTCTAATAGATGATTATAGCACATTTTTAGCGACTTAGCAGATTTATAGTTTTCCCTTCGCTCGCGCTTATATTCAAGCCATTCCCTAAATGCATCTTTAAAATCCTCATCAACAAAAGACAAATCAACTTCCTTGTTTTTGGGAATCGCTTTCTTATCTCCGTTAGGAGATTCTTTCTCTATATCATTTTCATTATCATTTTCATTAGGCTTGTTTTGGGTTGTTTGGGTTGAATTTAACCCACTGGGTTGTTTGGGTCGTTTCGATTTTGCGTTGCTATTCCCAATCGGAGCACCACCTTTACGCCCGTTGTTCCGGTTTCTCTCGACAATGCCATGATATTTAGTTTCGTCTATCTCAAATTGGTTGATAAAGAAACCAAATGCCATTTCAATGTCCTCCTCTACCGTAACCTCCTCGCCAAGTTGATACTTGAAAATTGCACGGAATAATCGTCCAAGCTGTTTGTCTGATAATCTTGATATAGGTTTGTAGAAAGACTTATATAGTATAAAGCTATCTTTTGCCATTGTCATACATCTTTCAAATAATCGTTTACAACTTTTATAAACTCATCAAGTGACCGGACAACGACATATTTGGCGCCGATACTTTCAAACTCCTTCTGATAGGCTTTCTGATTCTCCGACTGCCTGCCTGTTTTAGTCTTTAATTCCACCCCACAAAAAGGATAAAACTTATTCGGTATAAGAAGTATCAAATCGGGGAATCCTGCACGAACGCCCATCTGTTTGAACTTTGCTGCTTCGATTGCGTTGCGCTTTCCTCCATTAGGAGCATGAACCAGCCTTTTCTTCCATTTGGGATATTTCAAGTCCCAATATTTAATTATAGATTTTTGGAGAGAATCTTCTAAATGTCTCATATATATTTTACTTTAAGTTCCACATTCACCGGCTTATCTTTCATCATGGAGAAAGCATCGAGTATCCTCTCCTTAGTCAACTGGATAGGTCGGGTCATTATTTCACTCTCTATGTTTTCCAACGGTATCTTCTTTCCGTCATAGGTAATAAGAACCGCAGAAGTTATTACGTAAGGACTCATGTCTTGTATTGTTTCTTATCTGCCTTGCAATCTTCTTGCTCAGCTTACTTAGACACTCTGCCTGCTTGCTGTCACCTCCAATATTATGAATGTCTGACTTTCGGTCTTCGATAAGCTTCTGAATGGTTGCACCTTCGGATTTGGTTACTGTAAGTTTCATAATGGATTGTATTAGTGGGGAAGTTCCGAATCGAACAGAACACGTTATTTTGCTGGATGGTAAAGGATAATAAACTAATGAATAACTAATACTAATTTTAAAACAAAATAATTGGCAATCAAAAAGAATAACCGCCCAATACGTTCAACGCTACCATATTCCACATCTTCTCGTCAGTCCCCGTATACAGTGCCATTGGCGTAATCCTGGTTGGGCTTGGCGAGATTGTATGGATAAAATTATTTCCCAAAAACACCTTCACAGGCTATCGCTCCCGGATAGGCGGTCAAGCCACACCGGGATAGTTAACTGTTAGCTGAAATTAAATCACTTAACCCGAACCTTTCACGGGACTTCTGCGTGAGCAGAGGGCGTTTAGTTAATAATTATGGTTATTTATTAGGGATATAATCATTAATCTCCATTTTCCTCATCAGTATAACAAGGCATGAATAATCCTACGCTACTGATATTTTCTATCATGCTGTAAAATACAATAGGTTGGTTAGTACCTTTGAACATAGCGGTACACTTGCCACTTTCATAAAGGGCCTTATTAAGCCGTTGAATAACTTTCATATCAAAGCTAAACTGCGGCAATGGTACAGGCTTCATATTAAGCGCATTCTGCAATACTTTTTCTGCATCTGGAAATTTATCAAATTTAGAAAAGTAGAAGAATACCTTATCATCACCTTTACTGCATTCGATACCATCTTCCGCAATCATAATATTGTCGTATTTCAACATATCCTTGTATAAGTCGGCATGAAGGAATTTCCCGTTAAGTGCTTCTGCCTCGCATTCTTCCAATCCTGATATTTCGGATATTCTGTTTTTAACGAGAATGATACCATCACTTGCGTATGCAAATCCATCTTTGAAATAGACGCATTGCATTTCTTTTCTCAGTTCATTTTTTGAGCAAGCCAAGTGCATCTGTACTTTCTTGTCGAAGTTGTTTTTCTGTTCGCTCATAGATTATTTCTCTTTCTTGTTTTCTATTAATCTTATTTCCTGCTGTTCCCCTGTAATGAGTTTTACCTTAAGCCATGTATTCATAATTTTCTACTTTAAATAAACGTTTTGCTTCTATCTATTTCAATCTCCATTAATTGCAATAACCTCTCTTCATCAGGACTTGGAAGATAAACGCCGCATTCAGCACTCGCCCAATTACGAAAACGCTCAATGCTCGTCGTCATTTCCGCTGTATCTAAATCAGTGGAGCTACGTAAAACTTCCACTTCTCCCAAAAACTTATCATTAATCTTACGGGTGAATATTGTAGGATTTACTAACTTTTTGTAATAGTTCTGTTTTACGTATTCCAGCGTGTTCCCCGTCTCACAAGCGAAGAAGCCTAAAAGGGTGTGCAGGTATTTGTTCTGCTGCGTTGTCCTCTTAGGTTTCTTTTCCGTCAGTTCCACAATGCAACCCTTTGAGAAGAGATAGTTACATCGTATTTTGAACTGTTCTTTGTGGAGTGGGTTGGATAGGTCGTATTGCATAATATTTTAGAATGGCAAATCATCTTGCGGGGATAATCCCGGAGCTTCCGCAATCTGTTCCGGTGTGGGGCTGCTCTGAACGGGCTTATATTCCTTGAAATCTCCAAAAATATACTGTATGCCTTCTTTGCGTTCTTCTTGTTTTGGGGCACAAGTAATAAAATGGGTATGCCCAAACTGTGAAGGTTCCTTGCGTTCGATAACCGCCACATTTAAATAAATTTTCTCTTTCCCGTCTTTGCAGATTACTTTCTTCATTTGCTCGCGGGGAATGTCACTAAGACAAATACTTCCTGTTAAAATCATAAAATCAATATTTTAAAGTTGATAAAGTTCTTCTTTCGTTTTCAACAAGTGGTATAGGTTATTTGTATGTATATACTTGCAGAAATCTTCCACTATACCTTGATTGTATTTTTCAGACAAATCTGTTCGAATACATTCAATAGGTTCGTAAAGGATAAAACCTGTAGATGTCACATCGGTGAGCATGTTACGTTTGTACCCCTCGAACTGAAATAAATCAAAGTAGAAAATGGAACAATCAAAAATATCAAGATAAAAAGTCCACTGGCATGATTTTGTATAATCTTCCGTATGCGGTGTGGAGTACTTGGTTTTAATATCCCGAATTACTTTGGCATATTTTAAATCCGCATAACCATGTACATGTATATCAAAATGTGAAGAATGGTAGTCTTTACCGCCGTGTACCTCATGTTGGGCATCAGGAAATTTATTCCGGTAAAAAATGGCATTTTCAACGGCCTTACTGTTAAACCTGACAATAACCCCTTCTTGCTCCTGTTCGAATATTCCTCTTCCTACATATGTTGCTTTCCCTGTTTCTACTATCTTATGAAAACAAGAGCCTATTGCCGCATAAGCGTTAGGCTCTTTTATTCCCGCAAGAACATTAAGAAGGCGTTCTTCTGTATCCCATATGGAATGTTTGTCTCTGAAACGCCGAAAGGCTTCTAAGGAAGTGACACTTATTCGATACATAACTATTGTTTTTTGAATGTAATAGCATAAGATGTGGTAGATGAACGCGCAGGCGGAAATATTGTATATATCTCACCGGTTTCTTCATCTATTTCCGTTTTATTGGTATTTACAAGCTTAAGGAAACTTTCACGTTGCTTTATCTTTTCATCCACTTCTTTCTTTTCCTTGTTCAGTTTATCCCAAACAATGTCATTGCATCCTGCAAAATCATATTTCACAGATGTCTCTTTTACTTGAACAACGGCTCCTTTGTATGACGGAGTTTCGCCTTTTCCGTATTTTTCCGTTTCCTTGATTACTGCTTCTCTTATATCATTGTTTTTCAAAAAAATAGATATGGATTCACCGATGCTTTTCATTTGAATAACGGCTTCTATGGCACTGATTTCTCCATCAAGTACTTTTTGAATAAAAAGGGAAGCTAATTGTTCCTGTTCTGATTTTGTAGCCGGAATTTTGCTAATTGATAATTCTTTACTCATGGTAGGTTATTATTAATTCTGTATTGTTCGTAATTGGCAGATATGATACTTATATCTTCTTGGGCAACCTTGTAACTTTCATTTACAAGGTTTACGAGAGAAAGGCGTTTGCCTTCATTTTTGGCTTTAGTCAAATATTTATATATCCACTCCATCAGCTTCTCGTCGTTAAACTGTTCTTTGTTAAGCAACTTTCGATTGTCTGTAACAGGCGCCGCTTGCATGCTTGTTTGGTTGTATTTTGTCGAATCTTTATCCCAATAAACATCAGCCCCCATTCCTAATGCTTTGCAAGCCACTGATATGGCATCCGTTAAGGCCATTTTGAAACATTCATCCGATGTATAGAGACCGTTTTTCTCATTTGTCACAAATGAAGAACCGCCGATGCCTTGTATAGCCTCGCTCCATTCCCCGTTCATTTTTACAAATAGGTTTATGTGAACGAAACTGGATATTACTCCATTGCCACCATTTTCGTTCCACATTCGGATGATTTCATATTTCCATCCGAAACCACACACCCCAAATTCTTCGGTAAGCCTTTTTATGCGCCACATAGGGTTTATATCAGACATACCTTTCAATCTTCCCGCAGCAATACTTTTTATAGCTTCTTGGGGGACTTTTTTGACGCGGTTGTATAAATCTAAGTTGTTCTCCATAATGTTGATAATTTAACAATATCTTGGCATCCCTTGACTAACGCAAAGAAACATCCTTTCATCTTCGAATTCGTCAGGTGTATAATCATATTGATTACATTCGAGTTCTGCGCGCAACTCCTCAATGTCTTCCTCTATAAGCTGAATGATTTCTTCTTTTGAAGAATACCCATACTTGGGAAGATAGTCCAAATCGCAAGCTTTGACTTCGTTCAGCTCCTTGTACAGTTCTTCAAGTTCATTTTCCATTGTATTGTGTTTTTAAACCGCCCGTACAAGGTTAAAGGAAAGCGGTGCGCACTTCGCTTCTCTCACGGCTTTTAGTACGGTAATAGCACTACCTTTGATGCGGCTGGAATAAATTGCTATTTCATTTCCACTGCTTCTCCATTTATTAAAGTATAGAATGCATCTTCTTTGATTGACTTACCGTCTACTTTGAACGCTTTGACTGAAATGATAGGATAAGTGCTCCCGTCCCATTCTCCACGTTCAGTAAGCACAATCCAGCATCCTAATGCTCCCTTTGCCTTGCAATCCTTTCCGGCAGCAAGGGCTATGCTTTCTTTGCTGGTAGCTGATGCAGCGCCTTGGTAGCCGGTAGCTGATGCAGCGCCTTGGTCGCCGGTAGCTGATGCAGCACCATAGTCGCCGGTAGCTGATGCAGCACCATAGTTGCCGGTAGCTGATGCAGCGCCTTGGTCGCCGGTAGCTGATGCAGCGCCTTGGTAGCCGGTAGCTGATGCAGCGCCTTGGTAGCCGGTAGCTGATGCAGCGCCTTGGTCGCCG